GAGAAATTGGTCCGCGAAACCTGTCTCAAGCAGGGAATCTTGCCGGATCAGTTGACCCTGCATGCCGATCGCGGCAGTTCGATGAAGTCCAAACCGCTGGCAATGCTGCTAGCCGACCTGGGCGTGACCAAGACTCATTCGCGACCGCGCGTCTCGAATGACAATCCTTACTCCGAGTCGCAGTTCAAGACGATGAAATATCGGCCCGACTTCCCGGATTTCTTCGGTTCGTTGGAGGATGCCAGGGCCTGGGTTCGATCGTTTATTGATTGGTACAACCACGAGCATTATCACAGCTCATTGGGATTACTCACGCCGGCCACGGTCCATTATGGCCAGGCAGCCGCATTGCTCGAAAAACGCCAGCGAGTTCTGGATGCCGCATATGCCTCTCATCCAGAGCGCTTTGTCAAAAAACCTCCCACCGTGCAGTCATTACCTGATGCCGTGTGGATTAACCGCCCGCAACCGCTGTTGGAAGCGGGCACCGAGCCTCCACTTGGAGTCTAAATTTTTCACCGAGGTGTCTCAAAGTTATTGACACATTCCGGAATTCCTTAAAAACAATCGCTCGTAGCGGAAATTGAAGTGACCTTGCGCACTGCGCAAATAAATTGCTTCGCGTGCGCTTTCTTTATTGTATATATCAAGCGATTTACTTATTATATCAAGCATAAGGCAAGGGGACTTGACCTGAAACCGATTGAGAGGTGGACGATGAAAAACGGCATCACTGACGAAACCAAGAAACTCGCGCACTTTTATTACAAATTAGCCGAAGTCCAACACATGCTCATTAACGACATCGCGTGCATCGGCGCGTATCTGGGCGTTGATGATCAAGATCCGGAATTGATGCAAGCACTTGAACTGGCGTCATCGGCGATCGAACAGCATTTCAAAAAGTTTAAATTGCAAGGAGTAAAGAGAGAGCGATGAATCGACAGCGAATGAACGGGTTACTTGAAAGTCAAAAAGAGGATCGGCTTTTGGCTGAAGTCGTAGCTGAGCATCCTGATTGGACAAAAGCGGCTATCGCCAACGAAGCGATGCGCCGCGCCGGCCATATACCGCCAGTCAGCGACGAAGCTCTCACGGCTGGAATGGGCCAGATGCCGTACTGGCTTCAAGGACACCGTAACTATCTGGACCTGGCGCTCGCGATCCGCGCAGCCGTAAATGCAAACCATGGGATCGTAGTGTTCGAAAATAAAGGAGTAACGACGAAATGAATACAACCGCAGCTGGAACCAAGATCGAACCATTTGACCTTCACGTCTACGGCCCGAGCCCTGTAAACAAAAACATGCTGCGCAGGGTTGGCAATAAGACACTTGGCGAGCTTCAGCGGGCCGTCGAGAACTGTTTGAGCGCGACTGGACTGCGAGACGCTCTCGACTTTATTCGGCCGTCAACTTCGTCGCTTCTGTCCAAGGTTGAAGTCCCCGACTACAAGCGAGTCCTAGTGATCTTCGATCCGGGCATCAACAACGGGCATTACATCAATATCGCGATACTCCGCAAGGATACGAATGCCTATATGGAGTTGCTCACGATGAAAACCTTCTCGGGCGCAGATAAGGCGCTCGAAATTCACAACGCCCTGGCGAAGCTGCTTTGTGCGTAAAGGAGGAGGTGATGAAATGGACAAGGAACTGAAAATTGAGCTGATTGGCCTTTACCTTGCGGCTACGTTCGTTTTTCTTATTATGATGATCGTTGTTGCAAGCCAGCCAGTCCCTCATCCTCAACGGGAAATATCAATTCATCCCTGCCTGCCAGTCACAGTCGAACTCAAAGGCGAGGGATCTACTACCACTTTGAAACCTTCTATTGCTGCGCCTGGCGGGGTTGAGATTGGCGCCGGGATGTCAATCTCAACCGAGAGAACGCCTCCCCGAACAGTCACCGTTCACCCAAATGGCCAGTATCAAACCAGTGATGATGAAGAGTTGAGCCAGGAAGATATTGCCCGGCTCTCAGCGATCATCAAGCTTTGTCGGTAAAGGATTCATCGGAGGATTTATGTCAACGCAAGCTGTACGGCCCACAATTGACGAGCAAATTGAGCAAGCATCAAAGCTCTCGGTTTTACGAGAGAAGCGCGTTAACGCGCGCCGCGTGATGCTGATAGCGGTCGATGCGCTCGACGCCGCGGAAAAAGCATATATCGAAGCCGCGATTGAATGCGCCGACGCTCAAAGAGAAGCGACCAGCAACGAAGAGGTGGAAGCGAATGAACAACGTCACTCCAATTGACGCAAGGCAGGGCGCGCAATCGGCGAAGTTTACGATCAATGTTTTGATCGAGGGTTTCCCGGTACAAGTGGAAGTCGAAGGGAAGGCCGAAGCGCTGAAATCGATGATCGGTAAATTGAAGGCAATCGGCGCTGAGCCTCCGCAGCCCGCCGCGTCAGGGCAGGGCGCGCGAAACGGTCAAGGCGCGCAGCCTGCGGCAAACGCGCCGAAATGTCCCGAGCATCGTTCGATGATGAAAAAAGGACGGCGCGGTTGGTATTGCCCGCGCAAAGATGATTATGGCGACTACTGCCAAGAGACAGCGTAACGTGATCGCAATGAAAAAGACGGCCGCCGAATCGGTTTGATGGCCGGGATAGAACGATTATTTCGAGAGAAGAATTATGAAACAGAAACGCAAATCAGATTGGCCTGAAACCGTTGATTCGTTTCCTGCGGAGAACTCTTACAAGGGCCTCGGCCCGAAGGAGCTTTTAGCTAAACGGGATTCACACCTAAAAGCGGTGAAGGAATCCATTCAAGAGGGCAAAGAGTATCGCGCCTACGGCCACGGAAGGAAGCTGCACAGAGTTTATTCGGCGGCCGTGGATGAATAGGGGAGATATGAAGGCGCAATTGACAAACGGTCAGATTGTCGAGCTTGAAAAAGATTGTGAGTGCGTCATTCACGACGGCCCGCACTGGTTGCATATGGACGCCTTCGATAAAGCGCAGAATCGGGAATTGATCGAGAAAGCGAAGGCGTTAACCGAAGGCCAGCCGACAATGATTGATGTGATGATGGCAGAGGTTCATTTTCGCCGCATCGGTGAACTTGAACGAGTTCGACTAATTACGAAGTTGAATGAAATGGAATCGCGCAAGATTGAACGACTGATCGAGTAACAGGAGAAAGCCAGTGACCGAATACGAAAAGATTTACGCCGAAGCGATGCGCGCTGAAGAGAACTGGACTGAAGCCTTGACAAGGCAATTTGGCGCGAAAGCTGGCGAGGCTCGATACGACCAGCGCGGTAAGTCTACGAGCGAATTGGCCAGTTTAGAAGCGACAAGGCGAATCGCTATGACGCGCCTTCACTCGGAATGGGACAAGGGCAGGATTTATTGAGAGGTGCTATGGAACTGAAAATGATCACGGCGAGTTTTGCCTACAAGGTCAATCTCGGAAACTACGAGAACGTTGACATCGCCATCAGCCTGATGGGCGCGATCGAACCTGGCGAATCGCCAGAAGAAGCGCTGGCGGCGCTCTGGACGCAAGCGAAGGACGAAGTCAGGAAACAAGCGAACGACGTTAAAAAGCGGAGAGGGCTTCCTTCCGACGAAGCGGGAGAGAAGATTGAAGGGGCAGAGCCAGAAAACCCTTTCGGTGGCGTCGATCCGCATCCTAAAACCCTGGGTGACCTCGTGACGCCGAAACAACTCTGGATGATTCGCAATCTTGCGCGCGAAATTGGATGCGATCCAGAGAGAGAATGCGTTTCGCTTCTTCAGTGCAAACTGGAAGAAATTTCGAAGCGCGCCGCCAACAGTTTTATCGATTACCTGAAAAGACGAGAGAGTGAAGTCAGCGGAGCAGGCGCTCAGCCACATCCGTAAATATCAGCCATATGATAAAGGGAGGGTTTATGAAAAACCGGAAGTTGATGATCGCCTTCGTGGTTCTTTGCGCTATGACTTGGAGTTGCAGCGCGCCGCGCACTGTTGAACCGAACTATCTCACACCGCCGACGCCGCAGAGTCCGGCGCCGGAACCGCAGCTGATTCAGAGACTCGATTCAACCCCGGTTAACCGAGAATCGCTATCGAATGAAAGTGATCGGCCGAAAAAGAATCCGCCAACCACGTGTCTCGACGGCAGCAAGCTCACGATCGTTGGCAGTGACGCCAATCAAACCAATTATAAATGCGGTTCGGGCGCGATCGGCGCGTACACAAACTGATCAAGGAAGTGGTATGAAGGGTCCTATTCGCGCAGCTGCGAAGAATCATAAAATCACCATTGATGAAGATGTCGCGGATCTGATCGATGCGGATGCGGTCATCGCCTTCGGCGCCAGTGGAGGTAAGGACTCTGACGCGATGGCGCTGGCCACGACGCGTTTTCTCGACGCGGTAAACCATCAGGGGCCACGGGTCCTGATTCACGCCGATCTTGGCCGAATTGAACACGCGGATTCGTTGCCTCAATGCGAACGCTTAGCCGCTCATCTTGGCCTCGAACTGATCGTTGTTAAACGAAAGCAGGGTGGAATGGTTGAGCGCTGGCAGCAGCGATGGCGCGACAACGCGGCGCGTTATATCGACCTTCGTTGCGTGACACTCATCACGCCTTGGAGTTCGGCTTCGATGCGCTTCTGTACGAGTGAATTGAAGGTCGCGCCGATCACGCGTGAGTTAGCCATCCGCTTTCACGGCCATCCGATTATCAACGCGGTTGGCATTCGGCGCGAAGAGTCAGACGGCAGGGCGAAGAAGCCAGTATCGCAGCCGAATAAGAGACTTGCGCGAGCTGGCGGAATCGGCGGCCGCGACTGGTATCCGATTATTGACTGGCCAGTCGAAGAGGTTTGGCTTGAACACGAACGGCAGGGATTCGCCGGTCATTACGCTTATCGCGTGAATGGTAATTCACGGGTGAGTTGCTCGCTTTGCGTGTTGAACGGAATGCACGACCTACAAGCCAGCCTAAAAGACGAACGCAATCACGACAATTATCATCAGCTTGTGAACTTGGAAATCGCCAGCGCTTTCAGTTTTCAGCCGGCGCGCTGGCTTGCCGATGTTCGCCCGGATCTTCTCAGCCAAGCGCAACGCCAAGCCGTGACGCAAGCGAAAGCGAACGCCAGTGCGCGTCGCGCGATCGAGGCGCGAATTCCGAAAGAGATGCTTTTCGTGAAGGGGTGGCCAACATTCATCCCGTCACTTGACCAGTGCGAGGCGCTCGCCGGTGTTCGGCGGGAAGTGGCGCGAGTGTCAGGCCTGGCGGTTCAATACGTGTCGGCCGCCACGATCCGCGAGCGCTATGAAGAGTTGTTTGCCGAGCGTTGTCGGCGGAATGGATCAGTACGGATCAAGCTTGCCGCCTGACTCAAAGTAAGTAAAATATTCGGCTTCAGAATCTGGATTTTGTCAGTATTGGGAGGTCCTTTGATACGAGCCGAAAATCAAACCTTGGCGCCCTTGGTAACTAAGTCAGAAAAGAAATTTCCTTCACCTTTGGAATTTATGCTTGATCTGCCCCTTTACCATCGGGTAGTTTGGGACGCCAGTAATGTACAAGAAGTTCGCACCGGAGTCTTGCAGTTGCAGCAGTACAATCGGCCGCTCGATGCGTTCTGTGTTTGGTGTAAGAAACAAACATCTTTTCTAGCAGAGCCCACCTATAGATCCCCTGACCATTCTGGTTTAGAAACGGGACTTTATGCGCGACAGTTCACGATAAATTTTAAATGCCCGCATGATAGCTCTCACAGATTGACTTTTATTTTCAATGTCGGCGATTCGGCTATAACGAAAATCGGCCAATATCCTTCGATTTCGGATTTGATAGAGCCTATAGTCCGTGAATATCGAGCTGTTCTGAGCGCTGAAAAATATCGGGAATTGACGCGCGGGATCGGGCTTGCGTCTCACGGCGTAGGAATTGGCGCGTTTGTCTATCTCCGGCGAATCTTTGAGGACTTGGTCAGAGAAGCGCACGAGGAAGCGGCGCAGTATGTTGACTGGGATGAAGACGCATACAGGTCCGCGCGAATGGACGATAAGATTGGGCTTTTAAAAGGATATTTGCCTGAGTATCTTTTCGAAATTCGAAAAGCGTACTCAATCCTGAGCAAGGGGATACATGGGTTGACTGAGGAAGAATGCCTTGAATATTTTCCCGTGTTGCAGCTTGGTATTGAATTGATTCTTGATCAAAAGCTCGAACAGAAGAGGCGCACTGAAAAGATGGGCGCCGCGACGAAAGCAATCAACAAGATACTTGAGAAATTAAGCTAGCTGTCCGGGTTGCTTCTACTTTCCTCGAACTTTCGGATAGCCTCGCGCTTGTGGCCATCTGTCGGATGCGCATATTTCATGACCATATCGAGCCGTTTATGTCCCAGCATCGACGCCAACGTCAACAGATCGGCCGCGCCAGATTCGAGCATTCGCGTTGCCCAGGTGTGGCGCAGATCGTAAATCCTGAAGCGCGGCAGTTTCGCGCGTTGCCTGGCAGCATTGTGCGCGGCGTTGAGCTTCACGATGGGAACACCCTCCTTTCGAGTACTCGGAAACACCCATTCGCCTTCAATCTCCGCAAGTCGTTCTTTCAGCATCGCCGTTGCGCGCCTCGATAACTCAATTCGCCGGCGCGCTGATGGCGTCTTGCCTTTAGGATTCTTATAGAAACCCTTGTCGAGATGGAGGCAGGATCTACGCATCAAATACACTTCATCGGGGCGCATCCCTGTTTCCAAAATCATGATCGCAACGTCGTGAAGCGGCTGGGAACATTCGTTTAAATATTTGGATTCATCGTCGTCGCTCAATATATAGAAGGTGTCCTCATTCTCAGCCAAAAATTTCATATCCTTGACTGGATTGGCAACTTTCACCCCTTGACCGATGAAGTAATTGAATAGGTGGCGCAGGCAGGCAAGTTCGCGGTTCACAGTCGCGGGTTGAATAGGCTTATCGGTTACAGCGCGAGGATCTTTTTTGCGCTTCTTCGCCGGCGCTTTGACCTTTTGCGCCAAGCGCCATTCGATGAACCGTTCGACCAGCTTGACGGTAATGTCACCCAGTTTCTTTTTGCTGAAGAATTCTTCCAGCGCGACGGCGCTCACGCTGTAGCGGCGCGTGGTTTCGGGTTTATCGGCGTGAGTAGTCTTTGACCAGTTCAGGAATGCTTTCATAGCAGCGGGGAAGGACGGCGCTTCGATCGGATTGGCTTCTTCAAGCCCTACCTCGATCTTCGCGAGGCGTGTCCTGTGCGCGGCTTCAATCGTTCTGGCAACGCGCTTGTCGCCAACCCCGGTTGACCCCTGAAAACGCTTTCCCTTGCGTTCAAAGGCATACCAGTACACACCGCCTCTTTTGTATACGGTCATCGTCGTCAATCGTCCTTTCGTCAAACTCTGATGAATCAAGTAAATCACATTAATTATCAAGCGACAACCTTGACCCTACCAAGCGAAACGCTTAATATATCAAGCGGTCTTGAGCGGTCACTACTCTTCAATACAGGTTTTGTTATGGCTGATTTTTCGGACATTTTTGCGGTAAAACTCAAAGCGGATGAGGCGCTCGTTATGGCGTTACGGCCAGAGCAAGCCGCGAAAACCCTCAGCGTTTCTCTCTCATTCCTTCAACGTGAAATACGGGAGGGCAAGCTTCAGATCGTCAAAAAAGGGCGCGGTTCCAGAAAAACGATTTTGATCACGCTGGCCGCTATTAACGAATACCTGAAAACGAGTGAACCGGCTAATGACAGCGAAGTGGATCTTGACCTCAACGAGTAACACGCAAAGGCGGCGGCGTGTATTGTGGTTTGACGCGGGCGCGACACAACTGCTAGTATCCTCCCACATCGTCAAACTTCAATCGTCAGAGAGGGCCGCCGCGATTAACAACCGCAGCGGCTTTCGCGCTTTTGGAAGGACGATATGACTCAGCAACAAAATATCCATCCGAGTCTCAGTCATTTAGAACTGCCGGAACATATGAAGGGTTTATACATGGACGATAAGGGCAGGCCTGTCCCTTGGTTTGTTCAATGGCTCAAAGACGGCAAGCCGTGCAATGCAGGCGAGGGCGCGCCCGACTTCCGAATTATGGACGGCTATAAACACTTTCTCGCCTATACGCGCGGCTTGTGCTGGGTGTGCGGCAATCAACTCGGTTCGCGCTTCGTCTTCGTGATGGGATGCATGTGCGGAGTGAACCGCACGAATCCGGAACCGCCGTCCCATTTCAAATGCGCCGAATACTCGGCTCGCGCCTGTCCGTTTCTGACAATTCCTAAAATGGTTCGCAGGGAATCGGAGATACCTGAAGGATACAGCGAGCCTGGCGGCGTCATGATCAAGCGCAATCCGGGCGTAACGCTGCTTTGGTATACACGCAGCTACGACATCATTCCAACCGATCGGACTGCCTTGTTTAGGGTTGGTAATCCAGATCAAGTGAGATGGTTTGCCGAAGGCAGAGAAGCGACGCGCGCGGAAGTAATGAAGTCGATCGAAACCGGACTCCCACTTCTTGAGGCTGCTTGTGATCAAGAGCCTTATCCCGCCGCTCGCGTTCTCGCGCGGAGGCAACTGCAAAAGCAGTATGACGCGATTCTGCCATATCTCCCCAGGGAGTGATTATGCAAGTAGAACAAATGAGCTTGATAGAGAATCAAGCCGAACGACTATCACAATACGTGAGCGTAAAGCGCGACGCGACTGGCGAAGTTGTCGGCGTCACGATTATTGCAGGGGAGTTTAAAGCTGAGCTTGACGCCGGATCAGGTCGCCGCTTAATCGCGATTGGCCGGTTTATCGGCGAGTGCGCGTGCAAGCCTGTGATCAATGATCCAAGTGGCTTCGTGTTGGTCACAGGTGAAGATGATTGCTCGAAACATAGAATCGAGATGGAGGAATAATGATCGAATCTCCGCTATTAAAAACTCCGATCGGCGCGATGAACGCGAGCCAAACAATTACTCATTGCTTCGAAAACGTAATCAACCTGATCAAGCCGCAACGGCCTGAATTCTTGGTTCAGCTTGAACCGTTAGCAATGAGCGGCGAAATTGAACAAGAGAACGGTCAAAAGTTCGCAGTGATGGTGAAGATTTTGATCGAGGCTCAAGCGATCGGATGGGAAGAGGTTGAGAAATTCATCCGGCTCGGTTTCGACGAATTAACGGCTCAAGCTTTTCAATACATGGATCAGCAGATTGCCACGCGCAAAATTCACCCGTTTATTTTGAGAGGCCATGTTGAATTCGCCGATCAGATGATCGCTACCTTGTACCTGGGTTGCACTCCACCGAAGCGACAACTCTCACCCTTTAACGTTCAATAGAAGAGAAGGGAGGGAACGTGTCTGAAAACACCGGTACTGAACTCAAAGGCAATCTTGCCGGAGCAAAGCCGCTACCGTTTGAGCCTGAAACGATTGATCAATTAAAGGCGCGTTTTGAAGCGGCGATCCGAGAAGGTTTTACCGAAACGAAGGATGAGCGGCTATTTCTCCGTGATCATACTTTCGACTTCGATGACGGGTTAAGGCTGCATATCAATCGAGACATCACAGAATTCGGAGAACTTATATTCGTGATGGCTATTCAACTGGAGGGGCCAAGATTGCCCGCGACATTGACCGTTGCCAGGGCCGTGATCAACTTTGCAGCGATAAGCGGCGAAAGATTCGGGCAGTCACCTGAAGTAGCTGGTATAGACACGGGCTCTTGCGCGCTGGTTTATGTACTGAACGAGCCTTACACGCCTTGAGGCAGAGCGAATCATCGGCGAAAATCTCCCGGGCAATCGCGGGCGTCCCTACCTTTTCAGATTGCCTAAAACAAAAGGGAGATTTCAGCCAATGCTCAAAAAAGTAAGTGTCAGTCTATGCCTAATCATATTAGCAATCACAACAATCCATTCCCAGGACGCGCAACCCGATCGGTGGCGAGGCTTCGTCATCGACGACGCGACGCCGCAAGGCGTGATCGAAGTCATGGGTAAACCATCCAGCGATAAGATTGACCGTTTGAGGGTTTTCGACGTGGATTCAAAGTGGGTAACAAAAAGGATCGAGCAAAAGATTTATCGAAAGCTCGAATACAAGCCAGCGGACCTCAAGGGCGCGACGCTGAGCTTCCTTGACGATCGCCTTGTGATGATCGAACTTCTTTTAAAGGATGAAGTCGCAGCGTCGGCGCTCTCGCGCATTTACGGGATCGATTTCTTACCGCGGATTTCAGGTGTTGACTTGGCGATCAAGCCGCGGGATTACGAGCGCAGGGAAGGGCGAATCTACCCGAAGACTTACCCGTCCGTGTTTTCAGTCGTCGGAGTAACAGATCGTGTATTTGTCGGTGGCCTTGTCGGGAATACTGCATTCGGCAAGGTGTTGCGTGAATCAGTCGGAATTCCCGACGCCGGCGCGATGCCAGGGAAGGTTGTGCGGGTTCAAATCGTCAGTCGCCGGCTTGAAAACAAAGACGGTGCGGAGGCGCTAAAGGAATAATATGAAAAATATTGACCGCCTACTTGAGGACACTTTGGCGATCCGCAAGGAGTATCGAGAATACGCGGCGAATTTACAGCAAGGCGCGCCCGGTTTTTCACCGGAAGGTCAAAGGGGACTTGAGAAGAAGTTTCTCAATACGAAGGCATTTCTTATTCAAGCGCTACGCAAGAATGGGAGACAAGTTCAAGCTGCGGAAGTTGCGGCGACTTTAAACTTAACAGACTAATACTGATCCCGTGGCAGCTTGGTGACGAGCAAGCCGGCCGTTGTCCGCTTCTTCCTAAGAGTTCGAGGATAACAATAGGGCCGTAAAATCGCAGACTTAGGGGCGAACCCGGTTTGAATCCGGGCCACAAGAATCGGAGGATCTATGAACGTTGACACTCTGACCATTACTTCGCAAGAAGCGCTTAAAAAACTTGATCAGTATCGCGGCATAAAAGCACGCCAGCGCTCAGCCGAAGACGATAAGGTCGAAGCGATGTATCGATCGATCAGCAAGGGCGCTCGCGTCGTCAACGTCGCGACGGCGTTCAAGCAAGCCGGCTTGAACGAGAAGGGGCAGCCGCGCCTTGCCATTGCTCGCGCTGATTGGCCAACTGTCCACTTTCATCCGCGCCAGGAGGTTGGTTCATCGTGGTGGGCAGGTCAAGGGAACGGGGGATTCTCAGCTAAGGATGCTTGGCATTCTCAAAACCGGACATCCAACCTGTCACTCCCGCGAGGCGTATTCGATGACAAATTGCTCGCGCGCAACCCGTGCCGATCGGCTGTCCCGCACATTCCGCCAGATTGCCGGCCGCGATTCGCGTTGAACAACTACCACATTCTTTTTGAGGTCAAGCGCTGGGAAGAGTATCCGACTGATCCGTTCTTGTTGCGACGGATCGCCGGGATGCTGTTCATCGTCGAAGCTGAATGGGATCTGTCACCTCTTGAGGCTGAATTGCTCGCGTCTCTACGGTAGTACTAATTATGGAAATCGTTAACATCCTTATTGGGAAACGTGAACTGTTCATCAAGGCTATCATTGTCCAGACTGACCCGCCGCTTGAAGATCCTTGCGCTTTGCCTGAGGGGTTCGTGGTCAACGGGGCTGTTTGTCTGGTGGCCGATTACCGCTCACGGCGCGCAACGGCGGCGCAATTACCGCTTACGCCTGACGAGTATCAGCAATGGCTGAAGCTTACGCGGATGATAGCGAAGAGGCTTAAAGGGAAGTGAGATGACAACTGAGCAGCTAATGACGCTCTTACGTCAAAAATACCCGAAAGGTGAATTTGCCTTTTTCACAGAGGTCCCGAACGGCACGGGGAGCCATGCCTCACGGCACGCGGACGCGCTGGCGATGTCCTTGTGGCCATCCCGCGGATTGTACCTGACTGGCTTCGAATTGAAGGTTTCCCGATCGGACTGGATAAAGGAACTGAAGCAACCCGCGAAAGCTGAATCGATCGCCCAATATTGTGACTATTGGTTTTTGGTCGCGGCTTCGCAGGAAATCATTCAGACGGGCGAATTGCCGCCAACCTGGGGATTGATGGCGCCCGTGGCGGGAAAGCTGAAAGTGATAACCCAGCCGACGAAACTTGAACCTATTCCACTGACAACTAAATTCATTGCCGCTCTCTTCCGCCGCGCCCAAGAACAGATTACCAAAGAGGCTGAATTGGAACGCGTCCGGACCATGGAATATCAGCGAGGTTATAAAGCTGGCGAGGAAAGCCGCGGTTACGAACTTGAACGGGTCAAAAAGACGATTGCCAAGTTCGAGGAAGAATCCGGAGTAAAACTAGATGAGTGGCGATTTGGTTCGATCGTTGAAGCAATGAAGATGGTCGAATATGGTTTGGTTGGCGATGGTGAGCGAAGATTGAAGATGATCCGCGATCAGGCTCAACGCGTTGTTGAGGCGATTGATTTAAACCTGAAAACTGAGGATGCAGGTTAATCGATAAATGAAAATAATAAGCATTGAAAACTTTCTCACGCCTGACCCGACTAATCTCATCTTCAGCAAGGTGAATACCGCGACGGGTGAGGTTTTGCCTATGCCGCCTGAAGAGTGGGCGCAGATATTTTTGGCGTTCGAGCTGTCCAAAGGTGTTCCATCCCAATTGGTCAACTTGTTCGAGGTTGCCAAGGGCGCAATGCTCTATGGTTATTTCTTTTACCCTCTTTATACATTTGGGTTGGAACAGGTTTATCGCGTGGCCGATGAAGCGATCGTCGTAAAATGCGAGACGATCAAGGCGTCTGCGAAGGATAGAAAAACTTTCGAAACGAGGATCAATTGCTTGGTCCGTGCCGGCGTTCTTACGGCTAAGGGCGCCGGGGAGTGGCATATCATCAGGAAGATCCGCAATGAGGCTTCGCACGCGAGAGAGCAAACAGTATTGCCACCGGGCGCTACAGCATTGGTTCTCAATCATCTGGTTGAGAAAATCAACGCTTTATTTCCTTAGCGGCGCCGTCGAAGCTGTAACCGCTGATTCCCTTTTAAAGGGTTACATAACGTCTATTATCGGACGCTACTGCTGTACAGCTTTCCTGTTGTGATAGGGGCCGATTACCTCTATACTGCGGCCTATGAAACGACGAACTATTACAGCTGTAACGCTGGAAGAAGTGATTGAAATGATCAAAGAGCGCCTTATAAAAGCTGGCTCGCAGGAGGCTTTAGCGAAGGAGTTCGGGGTTAGCCAGCAATACATCGGTGATCTACTCCGAAGGAAGCGAACCCCAGGTGAAACGGTTTTGAATGCGCTTGGATTGCAGAAGGTAATCTATTACGAACGGAGGGAGGAAGAATCATGAGTATGGAGACGCCCGATAAAATTTCAGAGTTGAATTTTATTCTTTTAGGATTGATTGGTGAGGGCAAATGGCCACCATATACAGGGCGCTTACCTATCACCCGATTCCTCCAAAAGATATGTGTTAGCAATACACTTTTTTATAACGGCACTCCCTGCTGGGAATGGACCGGACATATCAGCACCGATACCGGCTACGGGCAATTCAAAGCGGACGGCCGTAGGGGCGCAAAGAAAACCAGCCCTCATCGGTTCTCTTATGAGTTCTTTGTCGGCCCCGTCCCTGACGGACTGGAACCTGACCATTTATGTCGTATGCGACACTGTGCCAGCCCTTTACATCTTGAAGCTGTAACCCGTCAACAAAACTGTTCGCGCCGAGCGCCACGAAAGTACTTTTAATTGTAAAGCAAAGTACAGAACACAAAGAAAAAGTCCACCCCTTTTGAATCGGACTAAAGGAGAAAAACACCGGCAAATCACAATCAGAACAAACCACAGTATTAGAATGGAGGTTCATAATGGCTTTCCTCGATGTTACAGGTCGTCAGATCAAGGAGGCGATGATCGCCAACAAGATCACGAAAGTCGATTATCACCAATGCCCGCATTGCGATTGGCGCTTACACTTCCTCAGGAAAGGTAATCGCCTGTTCTTTGATTCCGGATGCAAATGTACGCGAAAGGCTTCGTTGCTTCGCCGCGAAAACTGGGACGCGCTGGCCAAATGGATCAATCTTGAATCCAATCAGCAAGCTAAGGCCAGGTTGCTTCAGTCTGTCGGGTTCGGCGTAAAAAGAGGCGGATCGTTCAAGGTGTACGAGGATTACATGCCGTTTGCCGAAGATCTGAAAATTCTCTGCGAAAGGCATGGCGTCGGCATTGTCGGCATCTCGCAAAATGACGACTGCTACGGCGAGATACTATTTTTCGATTTGACTGACCCCGACCATAAAGAGCCTGGGGGATATATGGAATGTATGACCTTCGAGGTTGAACCCCTCAACGTTTGGTCAAAAGCAACTCTTGAATACGGTTTCCTTAACCGATGTCAGCGAGCGCTCAAACTTAAACGAAATTGAAGCCTATGCAATACCAGGTAAAGTTTTACACGGAGCAACCATGAAGCGTACAGTCAAAACCGTCTTGATCACTTTGCTCATATTGGCAATTTGCGCCGATTGGTATGACGGTTACGGCAACTTGGTATATCGCGGACTATTGGGACGCCTCACCGACGCGCTGCACGCGGCGCACGGTGGCGAGACGCATTCGGGAATAGAAGGAGGGTTGGATGTCCGATAAGCTGAACGATCTTGAATACACTCCTGAAGTTGTCTATACATCGGAGACGGGCCAGCGTTACGCCCTGATGCTGGTTGAGGTTGATCAATGCCCTATCTGCCAACAGCTGATGGTTCGTGGTGCAGAGAAGTGGTCCGTCACGGCTCCCTTCCCTTATTCTTCCAAGTGCGATTTCGCGACTCAGATTCATCGCGCCGGTTGGCGAATTCAATCCCTGTCAGTCAATGACAAGTCGGAAAATGTTTGCATGGTTTGCGCTGATAAAGGCTTGATCACGTTTGATTGTTATCTCTGTGATAAACAGAAACCTTCAAATGAGATTCTAACGTCGATCGGTGTTAATAGTCCCCATCACTTATGCAAGTCCTGCTATGAAACCGTTCCGGCTAAAAAGTGGCATTCTGTGATCACGTATTTGGAAGGGCGTCATCAGTGGGAGAATCGTTGAAGCGGGCAAGGTTGCGATTTAATGGCGCTTCCCTTTTCGCGCGCCCTTCCCTGCGGTATTCTTGACTGAAATCCCTTTAAATACGGGCGCAGTATGACGCAAAGTGAAACTTTACTCTGCAAGGTCAGATACCTCGAAATCGTCGCGGCGCAGGTTGTACGAGGTATGATTGATTTCGTAGGGCCATCCCGGCTCGATTGTGAGGTATCAATATCAATGGACGATCAGATTACCAATGCGAACGTGACGGCGGCCGAACAGCAGTCCAGAGCGGTTCAGATGGAGCGCCAACCGACGATGGTCGCGCGAAAAATCTCGGATTCTCAGGCGCTCAACTTCTCTCACGATTATTTCCTACTTGAACGCCGGCGTCGAAGACTCGCAGATGAGCGCAAGCAACTCGACGCGGTTTATAAAAAGCTGAAACAGGAAATCGCTGCGGAAGAGAAAGAAATCCTTGCCGAACAGGAACGCTTAGGCGCTGGGATCTTTTACGGCGTAATTGAAGACAGTCTTGATTTTGTACCCGATGCTGAGAAACCGCACGCGAAAACATCGCTCAACCTTGTGACGCCAACCAAATAAAAAGAAACGCCGCAAACTCCCTCATACAAGTTTGCGGCGTTTCTTTGTCTCCCCCACGACCGACTCCTCAGCCGCGAGATTGACCCCCTTCAGACAAAATTGAGCATACTACTTGACACTGTTTTGAACAAGTGCTTTACTTCGCGCGTCAAGTGAATTTGGGATGATAATTATTTCGCGGTTCGGTAAGGCCGAACATCTCTTCAGGAATTGGCGAAGCCTGCAAGTAAATCTTGCGGGCTTTTATTTTTATGCGTTCTTACTCTCCGACTGACATTTTTGCGCACCCGGCTCGATTGCTTACCCGATTGATGAATACCGCGTCGGGCGCAAACGATGAAACGCTGATGCAGCGGGCGAAAGAACGCGCGCATGACCCTGCGATTTTCGAAACCAACGCCCCTTATTTCTTCGCGGCTGAGATTTCGAACAATCGCCTGGATGCGTATTTCACGCGAATGGCGCCGTCGTCGCTTCAGAATTACGCCAAAGATTCCGAGGCGGGTGTCAGTTTCCAGAATTCGCACATCACGCGCCAGCTTGGCCTCGGCGCAACTCTCTCGGGTCAATACACAGAATCCGGCGACATCGTCAGAGTAACTTCGGACATCTTCACGATTTCCGGCTTGGATGACACCGAATCGTTTTTGGTGAAGATGCGCGCCGGGATCGCTCGCGACGTATCGATCGGCTTTCACGGCGGCGAATTCCGTTGCTCGATTTGCGGCCTTGACCTCTTTGATTGGGATTGCTGGCACTTCCCTGGCGTGACTTATTCCGTCGAAGACCGCAACGAAAAAGGCGAGGTGGTTGCGGTTCGCGAAGAAGTCGCAATCGCTTGGATCGAAGACGCCCACCTTTCGGAAGTTTCCATTGTTTACGACGGGGCTACACCCGGCTGCGGGATTCTCAAGGCTACGCGCGACATCGAAGCGGGCCGAATGAAACCCGAAATTGCAAACTCAATTCGAACCGCTTATCGCGGCGCGCCTATCCCTGGGCTTGATCGGTTCTGGTCAGGGTACGGAGAAAAGGAAGGACTTATGACTCAGCGAAACGATAAATCGAATTCTGTTCCTACGCAGGTGAGCGCGCCCGCCACTTTGCCTGGAACGGAGTCCCGGACTGCGGGGGACGCGCCGCAATCAAATCCCTCGCAGTCCGTCGATCCTGACCTCACCGCTGTTCGTTCGTCTGTTGAGGCTGCCCTGAAAGACGCCGGCGTCACGACGACTGACCTCGCGACTGGCCTTCGCGAGATTGTCTCTCTTGCGCGCACGGGACGCACTTATCGCGCCGATCTGATCGAGGAAGCGTTGAAAGAAGGTGTCAGGATTTGGGGCAACGATTTCAAAGCCGAAACCTATCGCGCGATGCTCGAAGCGGCGGACATTGAGCATATCAAACAAATGCGCGCGGATTGGGCTGGCCGCGCCACTTCCCTGCTGCCCTCCGGTCGTCAAACAGAAGATTCCGCGCCAGTGGAAGAGAAACAGGAAGCTCCGGCTGCGCCCAAAGATTCCCCGGCGCTTCAACTCGCGCCGAAGTCGGCATTCGGCGGCTAATTCACGATTGCGGGCGTAAACCACTAATCAGGGAGAATAGTCATGGCGAACCCTCGCAACGTGCTGTCATTCGACGAAGTCGGCGTTCAATACCGATCGTTCATTATCGATAATTCGACAATTACCTTCGACTCGACGAAGCCTTACGGTTCGGCGCAGGCTGGCGCGCAGCTCGCGGTCAGTTTCTCGGCGGCTAAAACCGTTCAACTTGCCTCCGATGGCGAGGCGTTGGTTGGCCGCTTAGAGAAGGTGGAGGCCGATTTAAAAGCGACCGTTGCGGTTAAAGGCTGTCTGGCTTTTAAGGGTGGCCAGTCAGCGACGCTTACCCTCGGAACCGCGATCGTCGGCGCGCTGGGAGCGGCTTCGGCCAAAGGGTTTGTGCGCTCCGCGGCGTCCGGGACAGCGGCCGAATTGATCAAGTGTCGCGGTCAGATTTACGACGCTGGCGACACGTCGAACGTCTGGGTCGAACTGTAATCGGTTATTTCGATTTTCCGAGCGGAGATGCGGCGCTCTCGCTTCTTTATCCTTCAATCTTAAGGAGTGACTATGAGCGCACGCATCAAAAAGCAGGGTCCGGCCGAAACTCTGCGCCAGGTCAATTTGGATTTTCTGGAAACTTGTTATCGCGAAGGGATGGGGTTGTCGGCATTCCTCGAAACGATCGATCCTTCGACCGAATACCCGAACGATAAAACGGACGCGTTTCAACGCTTAATGATCGAGGCTGGAATTGTGACGCGCGCGGTTCCCTATCTCGGGCTCAACTGCGACACGGTTGGCGATTTCGTTCGGAAGTGCGAAGCAAAAAATTGCCGCGAAGCCGGCCCGATCTTGATGGTCGAATTCTTCACGCGGATGTGGAAGCAAGCGCAGGGTCATCAACCGGTGAACACTCGCTCGCTTTACACCTCATACGATCAGCCGATCGGTTCGGTGTCGAATCCGAATATCGATTCCTCAACGGCGTACTGGAATAAGCAAATCGCTCCGCAGATCCCGATTGCGTCGATTGTTGCGCTGACAACTCCGATTGACGGCGACACGTATCGCGCCTTCTATCTGACCGACGATCCGTCAAATACGCGATTGGTTCGGGTGACGGAATTCTCCGAGATTCCTGGCATGAAACTGGCCGGGGGCGATCGGGTGATTCGTCTCTACAAGTATGGCCGCAAGCTCACGATGTCCTATGAGCAGATGAGGCGCATGCGGATCAACCAGGTCGCGATGCATATCGCTCGGCTTTCGGTGCAGGCTGAAATTGACAAGCTCGCCGCGATTCTGGATGTCGCGGTCAACGGCGATGGCAACTCTGGAACGGCGGCGACTGTTTACGCGCTGACAACGCTGGACTCTGGGACCACGGCGAACAATCTGACGTTGCTCGCGTGGCTCGCCTTCAAGGCGAAATTCGCCAACCCGTATATGCTCGATACGGTTTTAGGCCAGGAAGCGCCGATCATCAAATTGCAAATGCTCAACACGGGCAACGCGAACATTCCTCTCGTCTTCCTGCCGGGCAATCTCTTCGGCAATTTGTCGCCTATTACGCCACAGCTGGCGCAGGGGCAGCGCTTCGGGATCACAGGCGACGCGCCGGCTTCGAATATCGTCGGCTTTGACACTCGCCTCGCGTTGGAGCAGGTGACGGAAATCGGCGCCACGATTCAGGAAACGCAGCGATTCATCACGAATCAGACTGAGGCGCTGGTTATGACCGAAACCGAGGGTTACAGGGTTATCGACGGCAACGCGACGAAGATTATCAATCTCGCGGCGTAAGCGCAGTTTTTTTTCGGTGCCAGGAGCAATTAACAGGGACGGGACGGGCGTTCCGTCCCTCTTTTTTCAATGAGGGCAATATGGCGAAAGCGAAAAAAGTTGACGAAGTGGAAGAGACGGAAAAACCCAAAACTAAACCGGCCGAACCCGAATATATCAGCGTTCGTTCAACGGCTCCCCCCAAGGCTGACGGCGGTAGCGTGGTCGTTCTCTGGGAGCGCGACCCCGCGCATCCGGGCGGTGAGGCGATGATCGCAGGTGAATCGCCTGTCCGCGTCGGGATGTCGCCCGCCGTCAGCAAGCTCTTGCGCGACGGGGAAATCGAAGAGGTCGAAGACTAGCAACGAATGTCGGCGATTCTTACGACAGCTGAATATCCTGAAATCCGCGCCGTGATCAGTCTCGACGTGGATCAAAAGGCGCTCCCTAACGACGTGATCGCGCTTGATCCCTATCAAGGCGAGGCGGAACGCTGGGCGGTCAGGCTCGATCCGCAAGCGGCGACACGTACTGGCGCAACGTTGCGCCAGTTAAAGACGGCTATCGTATTTAAGATCGCAAGCTTTGTTGTCAAGGCAATGCCCCAGCTGATCGAGGAAAACTTTAAAGTCGGCGAGGGTTTTAAGCGGCAATCGGTGGACGTTGACGCCAGAGCCGAGGATCTGGCGCAGCGCGCGGCCGACGCAATGGCCGCATATCTGTCGCCGACTCCCGCGACGAAATCGATTCCGACGCTCTTTACGACTGCGCCAGGGAGGCGCGGCAGATGAGCGACTTGCGCCATGTCAATTTCCAGAGGGTTCGAACCTGGGGATACGTGACGGCGGTTTTTGTCAACGTTATCGACGATGACAATTTCACGGAGCTGTTTAGCGTCGCTGAGGACTTCTCGGTTACTGAAGAAGCGGATGAGGACTCGGGGCGGCCGTTCTTTGAGTTTCGATTGTATTCGCCGGAGAGATACGACCCGGCCACGATCGACGAAGCGAATCACATTTTCTTCAATGGCGTTAAATACGAGCGATCGACGCATGAACTGAAGAGACAGGAACCGGCGCACTGGAAAATCATTGCGGTCCCGGTTGGAGTCGCGCCATGAGTGTGGGAATTGAAGTAACGGGAACGGATCGACTTCTCGACGCGCTTGACGAGCTTCAACTCACGTTCCGCGACTTTCGCCCCTTGCTGATCGAGGCTTCGCGTGAATTCTACGCTGCGGAGCGAGAGCTTTTTGACACTGAGGGCGCAGCGGGCGCATCGGGCGCATCGGGCCGCTGGGCGCCGCTTACGCCCCAATATGCCGCGAGAAAGTTGCAACTCCGGCCGGGCGCGCGGATTCTCGAATTGACTGGCCAGTTACGGCGCAGCCTGACGCAGCCGAATGCGCGTTTCTCGATGCGCCAGGTCAAAGAGGAAGAATTGCTGATCGGGACGAATGATCCGAAAGCGGCTTTTCATTTCCATGGTACGCGGCGAATGGTTGCGCGCCCTCCGGTTTCCCTAACGGCCGAACAATCCAACCGGATCACGAAGGTTTTACGGGATGGGTTGATCGATGTCGTTAAGAAGCGCGGGAAATTCATCGTTATCGAGGTTGGTTGATGCCCTGGGCAGCTGAATTACCTCAAATAGATTTCGGACTTCCGTTGCTCGATAACTTAATCACGATCGCGAAGCGTGATCAGGTCGGCGCGTTGGCCTGGGTTGCGGCGAGGCCTCCGGCAGTCGCCAGCTTGAAACCTTTCGCGAAGATTTTGAAATGCGAGCGCGTGGCGACTGACTTCCCTGCCCTCGCGATTTACCCGGTTGACGACGAACCGGAGGCGGGAGACAGCGATGTCTCGTTTAATTTGGAAGTTAAGTTCGGTTTCGATGTCGAAGTGACCGGCGAAAAACCCGAGGCTTTGACGGAGGAACTGCGGAAGCGCGTTGCGGCGGTACGGATGATGTTCCTGAGCGCATCGATGGAAGATTTGATGCTTCACGTCGAGGGAACGACGGGACTCATCCTGAAATTTGGGCGTGCTCAGTTCGGACAGGTGCAACAGGTCGTGAATAAGAACGGACTGTATTTCAGATCCGCTTTGTCCACGATCACGTTCAAATACTTACAAGTTGGAGGCTAAGCAATGGCAGGAACGACCAAAACCTACAACGCGGCGAAAATCATGAATACTGTCGGGGACGTTTGGGTTGGCGTCGCAGTTCCGGCGTCGGGCAGCAGGCTCACCCTCGACAACGCAACGGGAACGCCCGACTCGACGGCGAACCCGAACGCGAAACACCTCGGCCTTACCGAATCGGGTACGGTTGTCAAAATCACCGCTGAAGTTCAAAGCTTTGAAGCCGACGAACTTACTTCGCCATGGAAGCAAAACCTGACCGGCGAAAAAGCCACGATGAGCGGCAAGTATCTTCAAATCGAGGATTGGACAATCCTTGGCTTGATCACGCCAGGCGGCACGAAAACCACGGGCTCGGGATACGAGCAGTTGACGTTCGGCGGTTTAACCACCGTAACCACCAACTCAGTCGCGGTCATCGGCGCATCGGCTGAGACGGGGGGTAAATGGGTAGTCTTTCAGCTGTACGCGGCTTTCAACTCTTCGGGTATTGAGACGCAGCTCACGAGAAAAGATTTCTCGAAGGTGCCGTTCGAGTTCACTGGAAACAGCATTGCGACCCGGCCGCAAGGCGATCAGGTTGGCTCATTCTGGCGCCAGGTTTAACGGTTCAGCGCATCTTCTTCTTCTCAACGGATGGATTGGTTGCCCGCGTCGAACTGACGCGGGCGTTTTTTTCAATGAGGGACCATGAATAGAGCAAGTCAATGGCGAGACAAATCCAAAGCGGCGCATGTGTCAAGCGCCGTTGATTTAGAACTTCCTTCGGGCGCGGTTGTGAAATTCTGCCGGCCGCATCTCTTCACTTGGGTTGGCGGCGGCCGAATGCCCGAGAGCTTCGTTAGCATCCTCAGCAAGGTGGCGCGGACTCACGGTTCACTGGCCCAGAAAGAAGCGATGGCGCGAGTTGAGATTGAGAAGCTGTCACAGGAAGATCACATGAAATACAACACATTCCTGACTGACCTTGTCATTGCCTCCGTACTCGATCCGCGCATTATCAAAGGACCGCTTCAGACCTTGTTTGAAAAGTTCGTGCTGGCCAAGTGCGTCGAGCGCAACGGCGACGAGGTTGGGACGGAGCTTTTCAATCGCCTCAAATCCGAAGGCAAGAAAGCGATGCGCGCGCAACTTGACCTTTGGGAGGTTGGCCCCGTGCCACTGGATGAATACGACGAGAATGAAATCAGTATCGATGAAATCCCTGAAGTGGATCTGACCTTTCTCCTGGCGCAGGCGCTTCAGCTCGCGCCGACTGTCCCCGTCGAAACCAAAGGAGGCGACGTGCCGCTTGCGGCCGTCGAAGAGTTTCGTTTCGAGCCAGGGAGGGGATTTTCTTCTGTCATTAGCGGCGACATGTCAGAAGTTCCACAAGCTGCCCTCGGAAGTCCTGGGGATCTTGGATGACACTGTAGCGACAGCCCTCGATATTGCCGCGGCGGTGCATTTATCGAGGGTTGAGGTTGAAGCGATCAAATCGGCCGGGCGCAAGGACGAAACGACAGAGACTTTCGACTCCGTCGAAGTCTGGTAGCACGTATGGCAGACATCGTTACACTTGCGTTCAAGCTGATCGTCGATACGGCGTCAGGGCGAAAAGACCTACAGGAATTTTCCAGAACGATTGACGCCGTAGGATCGAGCGCGACGAAAACCGGCTCGATCCTGACGGCCAGTTTAACCGCGCCAATCGTCGCCCTTGGTGTTGCAGCTTTCCGGACGACGAAAGAACTCGACAATCAAGTCAACCTGCTCAAGGCTTTCACGGGTAGCGCTGAGAATGCGGAAAAACGATTAAGCCAGCTGGTCAATCTTTCACAGAAGACGCCAGGCTTGACGGTATTCCTCGCGACCACCCTCGACGCTCAGCTGCGCGCGGCCAACGTCACTGAGCAGGCGATCAACCGGATTCTGCCAGCGATCGGCAGACTGAACGCCGCATCGCCTCTTGGCGATTCTCAGCGATTCGCCCAAAACCTGATACAGCTTGTCACGCAGAATTTCGAGCGGACGGACCTGAAAGAATTGGTTGGTCAATCCCCGCTCGCCGGCGAACTGATCAAACAGGTTTTCAACGTCGATAGTCCGATCAATTCGGAGGCTATCAGGGCGGCCGCCGCGCGAATGGGCATTACGACGACCGATGCCTTTTTCACGGCGATTGCGAAGGCGGCTGAGAACAATCCGAAACTTGCGGCCGTCACTGAATCTATTGCGTCTCAATTCGAAAAGATGGTCGATCGTGTATCGATCGCCTTACGACCTCTTGGCTTAACGATCATTCAGACAATTACGCCGCTCGTCGAAGCGGCTGTTCCCGTGATTCAAAAGCTGTCTGAGGGGTTCGCTTCCCTTTCACCGGCAGCGCGCGAATCCTTCGTCGTTATCGCGGCTGGCGTAGCGGCGCTCGGTCCGCTGCTACTCATTTTTGGCGGAATTTCGAGTGGAATCGTCGCCATTGTCGAGGCGTTTACCGCTCTGCAAGGGGTCGTTGCGGCTGGTGGGGCCGTTGCGACGCTCCCCGCGCTTCTGAACCCTGTCACGGTCAGTATTGCCGCCATCGCGGCCGCTCTGGGTGTTGCAGCGCTCGCTTGGGCCACGTATGAGAGCGCATCGGATCGAGCGGCAAAGCTCTCTTCAAATTTCGTCGTTTCCCAACAGACGCAAATCAACCAGCTTGAACAACTCTCACGCGAAGCCTCCGAGCTTACCCGCGTGCAAGCCGGTTCAGCCGATCAACACACGCGCCTTCAAGCGGTCCTCGCAAAGCTCGATCCGGATACGCGGACGTATATCAGTTCCATCACCGACGAACAGACGGCGATTGCCGAATTGAACCGTGTCCTAAAAGAGCAAATCGCGCTCAAACAAGGCGATTTAAGCAAGAATCTCGGCGATGTCGGGGACGCCTCGAATAAGCTCGTCGAGAAACTTCAACTCGCGCAGCAGCAGCTAACTAACCTGCAAAATCAGGCCAACAAGATCGCCCAACAGGGTGGCGCGAACCTGACGGATCTTCTTGGCGAGCAACTCGCCGGAACGCCGCAACAGGCCTCGGCGAAAGAACTCGGGAAGGCTGTAAACGAAACGCGGACGCTGGTCGAAGGCTTGCGCCAGTCGATCGTTAAATATGGGCAGGACGTTGCGACCTACATCGCGATCAACGGCTTATCAGTCGAGGCGTTCAAGCAACAGCAACTCGCCCTCGGGCGCGATGAGGACCAGGTCAATGGAATGATCGCGGCGTTCAACGCCTATCAAAAGAAGCAGACTGAGGCGGCGGGAGCGACGGCCAAATCGACGAGCGAAATCGATAAGCAACGCGCGGCAGTGGATGCGTTATTCGCTTCGCTGGATCGATTGAACAATGCGGCGCATGCCGAAATCGATAAAACCGTCCGAAGAATCGCCGAGAGTTCGAAGACGATCGCCGAAGCCAAAGCGAAGCTGCAACAGGAACTCGCGCTCAATGACGATTTCTTTCTCGCCGTCGAGAACGTTCAGCGCGTCGATCCCATAATTGACGCGCTCGAAAAAACCCTTGACCCGAAGAAACGCGAGGCGGCGGGCAAACAGGCGGCCACACAACAGCGGCAAATCGCTTCGGCCGAATTGAAATCGCTTCAGGCTCAAGAGAAGGAACGCGAACTGATCGCGCGCCGTGACACGGAGGCTGCGCGGAGAGCGCTCGACGATAAGCTGATCGACATCCGCCAATTCACCGATAGGGCCATCGCGATCGATAAATCTTTGCTTGCGGCAAAACTCGCCACACTGAAACAGGAAGAGGCCGAAGCGATAAAGGCCGCGAAGAATCAAGCTGACGCCGATGCGAAGATCGCCGACATCAGGCTTCGCGCGAATACGGCTATTCTCGATTCTCAGCTGCGCCAGGATGATTTCGAGCGCCAGCGCAAACAGGTCGAATTGCAAGCGGAACTTGACCATCAAAAGCGGCTCGCCGACATCCGTGAGACGAACAGGAAGGCCGAAGAGGACGCGGTTCGCAGGGCTGCCGGCCGTAGCACTCTCACCGCGGAAGCCTCCGAGCGCCGCTTGATCGAATTGCAGAATCAACGCTTTGACGAACGCAAGGCGCAGCTTGAACAAGAATTCGTCCTTGCGATTCGCAATAAGGAGGAACAGCGGCGAATAAATGATGAACTCGCGCAACTCGCGGCCGAACGCGCAGCTTTCGAGTTGGACGCCATCAGCCGGATTCAGGATGCGCAGGCAAAGGACATCGCCAAACTGCGTGAATTCCTCGCGCAGCGGCGTCAGATTATACAGGAGAGCGCCGCGCTCCGGATTGAGTTGCTTAAACAGGAAGCGGATCAATTGGCGCGAGCGGCGCAAGTCTTTGGCGCATCCCCGGACACTCAGCGGGCGGCGATCGATGCCCAGACGCGGGCGGCTGTGGCCTCTTCCGAATTGAGGCATCAATTAAACCTCGAACGAATCCAGCGTGATCAAGATGAAGCTGTCGCGGCCGCCAATAAGAACGCGGCGTTGATCGAGGACATTCAGCGCAAGAGCGATGATCGAAGGCTAGATGAGGAAAAGCGCTTCCAGAACGAAAAGAATCAGATTGAGCGGCAAGGGGCCGAAGAGTCGGATGCGCTCAACCCGGCGAGCAACACATCACTCTTCGGTGTGGCGGATGAGGACATCACCCGGTTTCAAGCGTTCGGCAATGCCGCGGCGGGGGCGCTCGCTCAGGTCAGCGCGCAGGCGGGAAACTTCAGGACGATTCTGACTGGCGCACTCTCAGCGGTAGGCGCGGGACTTCAAGCGACGTTGCAAGCGTTCATTCTGACCGGCCAGACAGGGCCGGCAGCCCTGAAAAAGTTGCTCGCCTCTGTGATAGCCACGATTGCGGCAGAATCGCTCGTTAAAGCGATTTTCGAAACTGCCGAAGGGTTTGCAGCCCTCGCGCGCCATGACTACGCCTCAGCCACGCAGCATTTTACGGCAGCGAAGATTTACGCGGCTGTGGGAGGCATCGCCGCGGGCGTTGGCCTCGGGATCGGAGCGGCCGGAGGCCTCGGCGGCCAGGGTAGCGGCGGCGGGGGTGGAACGGGCGCCGCGTCATCTTCGGCCCCTGCGTTTCAGGAGCAACGAGACTTGCGCGTTACTCGCGGTGGAGAAGGTCAGCAGGGCGAAAGCGTTGGCGAGGGTAATCCAGTATTTGTGAATGCGATTAACAACCTTGCGTCGTCGGTCGCCCGGCTAGACAGCAAGATCGAAGCGATGCCGCCTGAAAGCGTGCTCGCAACAGGGGCAGAGCGTCGCCCCGACATTATCGGCAATACAGCGAAAAGCGAATTGAGACGTGATCACGATTTTGCGCGCACGATCGGCGCAACGCTGGGTGTGCAGTAAGGAGGTTTATGCCGGATTACGAAATTTTGCTCGATACAGGGAGCGCGGGGTTAAGGCGTAACACCACGTATCCAGTCCTCGACGCCGATTTTGGCGATGGATATTACGCGTCGATCCTGATCGGCGATCCGAACGGCGTCAAGGATTACACTTTGTCATGGAGCAACGTTCATCGCGATCATCAAACCCTTTTTCAACCTCGGACCTACAACTCCGTCAATGTCGGCAGTCCGACAAATCGCTTTCGGTATATTTCGGAGTTTGTTTATCGCCGTCTAGGTTCTGGCAATACCCCATTCTGGTTTGAGGATGTTGACGCTAAGGCAGGCTTGCGGACCTTGCTTCTGTGCCGATTTATTCCCTTCACTCTTACGCAAACGCAGGACCGCCGCGAACCGTTGCTGTATTCATACTCGATCCAATTCAAACAGATCAGAGGCGCACCCGCGCAGACTTGATGGACCAAGCAATTCGCTTGATGTAAAATACTTGCGTCGAATACATAGAAACGGAGGTCAGGGAAATGGAAGCATTGTTACTCATACTGATCGTGGCTTTGATTTTGTGCGTTGCTTGGATTGCTATTCTTGCCCCCAATAAGTCAGATCATAAAAAAGAGAGTAACGCGCCTTCTCAGCGCGTTCAGCGCCATCGACCGCCGCCGCCTATAACGTCAAATCCCGCGTCTGGGGCGCCCGAAAAACCGAAAAGGAGGCTTTATGATCAGTATAATCAGAGCGAAACTCACAGTGACGGCAGTCACCGAATACAACAATAATAACGGCGGGAAAACGGTGAAGCTGACTTGTGTTTACGACCCATCAATCCCCGAAGATCGTCGATTCTCGCAAGCCACGCCGAACGGCTCAATGGAGTTGCACATTACAAATCCAGCGGCGCTTGAGCAGTTCAAAACCGGGAAAACCTTTTACGTAGACTTCACCGAGGTCGAGGCTTAAATCAAGATCCACGACGAAGGGGGACAGGGGAAACCTGATAAGGCTTGACCGGCGACGGTTGGTCAGGTTCGAACTAAGGGGCCACAAGCCTGTATCGTGGCCTCTCCCCCGCTGGTAAACCTCAAAACTAAAATTTGCGGGCGCTCAGGGTAGGTCATGCCGTTTGATCTGTCGGGCGAAATCGATCCCGCAAAGCTTGCCTCACTCGCGGCGCTCACGTTCCCGCCGAAGGTTCAGGAAATCGTCACGATATTCTGGGATGGTGGCCAAACTCGCCATTACTCTTCAACGGCCGTCGATCAGATTTCCGTTTTCTCAGGCGTCGGCGCTTATTCAATCTCCGGCGTCGAACCGCGTTTCAATAAGAATCAGTTTCTTGAATTACCCCACACGTCTGCCATCGGTGATGACACTGTCTCTCTTGATATTTGGGATGGGGATAATCAGGTGACAAACTTATGGAAGGTGTCAGGCGAGGGCACGCGCGTTTTGATTCGCGAATACATCGCTGACGTGGATCTTTTGATTGAGGTTTTTTGGGGATTACTGAAAGGCCTCGACGAGAGCACGAGGGACCGAATCAAGTTGAAGGTCGCAACGGGATTCCGTTCCCCTCTCCTACCCTTCCCTCGGCGCTTCATCTGGGCTGGTTGCCAGGCGATTTTCGGCGGCTCGGTTCGGTCTGATGGCAGCTTCCTGTTTCCGACGCAAGCGGCCCTCAATGATAACGATTGCGGTTACAATCGACATATCGGGGGTGTTTTCGGATTGCTTAACGCGGGTGTCCCATTTACGACTTGTCCGCGAAACAATAAAGCCGCATGCATCGCGCGCCTTGGCGACACGCTCAGTTATCTAGCCTTCGACCTTTCGCCTGAGCCCGAACTCGTTTCAACGGGCGATCATACTTTCGTTGCCACGGCGCGCGGGAATGAATCCCTGCAAAAGCGGCCGTTGCGCGTTATCTACGGAACTCGCGTTGTTCGCGATCTTGACCTTCTCGGTTATGAGTCTCAAAGCGTCGGGGATAACCCAGAGCGTGGTTACCTGAAAACTCTGTTCCTGATTTGCGAAGGCGAGATAACCTCGATCTATGACTTTTATGTGAACAATCAGTATGTTCCCTGGAATCATTTATGGGGCAATCTCGGCAAGGTCAGGCAAGCTCCTGTTCTGTTTCAAACTAACTCGCTCAACTATTCAGGAACGGCAGTCATGCGCGCCGATGTCGGCCCTAAGGATTGGCGCGGAATTGCCGGGAGTCAGATTTCGGGCGAATGCACCGTTGTCGGCAAGAACGACATTCGCGTTTATTCCTCGCCTTCGACCTACACGAAGCAGTACACGACGAACCGCGCATGGTGCTTGCTCAATCTTGTAACCAATAAACGATATGGCCATCAGCTCGATTATTCGCGCGTTGTTATTCAGGATTGGATTGATCTGGCTGCGTGGTCGAATGAAACGGTTGTCAGTCGCGACGAGAGCGACTCTGAAGTTAATATGTCCCGCACGACCTTCAATGCGGAAATAAACGAAAAGGCGGCGCAGCAGCACTTCACGAACATCTGTCTTGCCGGCCGCTACACGTTGCCGTTCAACTTCAATGGGAAGATGCGGATTCTCCCGCTGAGAAATGAGCCGCTCGAAAATGTTCCCGTGTTTACTGATCAGGGAACGACGGGGCGGAATATCGTTTTCGAGGGTTTGCCTGTTCCAAAATCGACGCTGCGATGGTGGCAAAAAGGTGACGACGAGTTGCCGAATGAGCTCAAAATTACTTACGACGACGCGAATCGCCGCTACCAGGAAACGACCTTCCCTTATGATGACCTTGATCGCCAGATGAAATCCGGCGTTGCGGCGGGCGACTATTCGACGCGAACGGTGTCTAAGCCTTATTCATTGGTTGGCGTGACAACCTTTGCCGAAGCGTTAAGAGTCGCGCGGATGCTCATTGACCTTGGCGAGTTCGATCAAGGGGGACTGCGGAACAATTTACGTTGCAGGTTTACAACCTGGGCGCCGTTGGTTGACGCGTTGAAGTTGCATCCGTGGAAGGTGATCAAGGTCGTAAATTCGAAGCTCAACAGCTTCACGGAACAACCCGGAGTTCCCTTTCAATATTTTCGAATCATGAAAATGACGCGAAAGGCTGATCAAAAGATGGACATCGAGGCGCAAGCTTACCCGACACTTTATTACAGCTTGTCTGACGGTCCATTCGTTGCTGGCGGAAGCGGATGGTTACCGCCGCCTGGCGGGCGGCGCATTGGATTACCGCGGGCGCCGATCGTGCGCGATCCCGTTCGCTCACTCGATTATATTGAGGTCACGGTCTCACTAACTTAGGAGGTAGCATGAGAAACAAGAAGACGCGCTATAGAAAGATTCGGCCGATGCCAAACAGTGTTAAAGAGCCGTGGCATTCTGGCATTGATTCGAATCAATGCCCCTATCCCGACAGCTCGAAATGCGGCGACTTTAGAACTCCCATTGATGAATTACGGTTCGGCAGAGACAACGATCGCCATCAACTCCCAACACCTAACGTCGAGAAGAAGCCTGAGTAGTTATGGCCAGCACGATTCAAAGCTTCAACGTTGAATTGGATATGGGCAACGGAACGGTTCAGCGCATTCCAAGTCAGACTTGCAAAGTCTATTCGGTGCCAGGCGCCGCCGATGTCGCGACTGTATCGACCGACGCGAGCGGGATCTTTCCGGCAACCTCGGTATCGGGCGCGCCAGGAACGGTGTACAGAATCAGAATCGAAAACTATCAAGGCCGCGCCGGCTATGTCGAAGTGGTGAGTGTTTAAATGATCGTTATTCAACGCGCAATCGGCTTTAACATCTTCCTGCAGGCGGCGAACGCCCCGGCTTATCCGGCGCAGAATATCGCGCCGCTTAACGCCGACGTATACATGGCTTACGCCGACGACCCTACGAATCGTAGCTACGTCGGCACGTTCCCTCTCGACACGAAAGTCAAAATCCCCCTGCCGCCTGATCAGGATCGCGACGTGATCGTAACAGCAGTCGCGCGGTCAGGCGTCGGCGTTCAGCACGTCAACGATGTTGCGGATGGCGTCAGCCTCACGATTGAGTCGCAGCGCGAGCAACGCGTTCCAATTGTCGCGCAGACGGGCTCGTCAACAAACGATAAGGTGGTTCTCGGGATTGGCCGCTTCCCTCGCCATATGCGCGCCAGGCGCATCAGAATTGCGACTGACGCGGCTTTTACAAATGTCATCAATACCGTCTATCAGGATATTGACAAATCAGGGATGGAAGTGCCGCGGCTGTCTGAGCAGGTCGCATTGTTCCGGACTCCGGGGATGGCGGCGACTACCTATTATGTCAAGGTTTCGCATTCGTCTTTTTCGACACTTCTCGCGCAAGGCGCGACGCAGCTGGACAAACTCGCGTCGCTGCGATGGGGACCTGAGTCGCCAGCTTTCGCAATTACGTATGCCGCTCCCGATGGGACGGGGGGCGCTAGCGGAGCTTACAATCCGTTCGCCTCTGGTTTCAATATTACCGGAGCTGGTGAATTCACGGCTGGAATTGTGCCATTGCCTGCTGATCCTAGTTTTGGGGTTGGCGGCAAGAATGACGGTTTGGGCGATCGGTTGGCGATTTGGGACCCGAACGTTAGCAACTCGTTGACCTACTCATCACCCATTCAAGCAAACCGCACGACCGGCAGAGTCGCCGCGAATGGCTATACCCTTCCCAGCAGTGTCAGCCTTCTCGGCGGATCCGGCGATCCCGAGGGAGTTGAAACGGCAAACCCTGGGAGTCGCTATTTTCGAGCGGACGGCTCGCGCTATAAGAAGGCGAGCGGAACAGGCAATACGGGATGGGTGACTGAACCGAACGGCCACGGCTTGAAAAATCAGTCAACGCCGGTCACATTGCGGCCAGATATATCGATCCCGCAATATCATCCATTCACGTTCGCTGATGACGCGGGCAACAATCAGACACTGCTCAAGGCGGCTTTTCTCGAAACCGCAGTCCGCAACCTTGTGACCGACTTTGGCGCCGATCCTCTGGGTGTCAGCGATTGTTCGACCGCGCTTCAAAACGCGATCAATTCGTATTCGCGAATCGTTATTCCGGCAGGCACTTATAAATTTGCGACGACGATCAATATCCCCACAGCGAACCCCGGCTCTGCCTTTATCCTCGAAGGCCATGGTCAGGGTTCGACGCTTCTCCAATTCAACGGAACGGGCCACGCGTTTCAAGCGCCGAACGGGGCAAGCGATTGTTGGATGATGCGCAACTTGCGCCTCGAATGTATCAACGTTTCAAACGCCGGCGATGGCCTCCATCTGATCGGCAATAGCAGTTCGGTTAATACCCATCTACTTATTGAGAACGTCGCAATCTTTAAATTCGGGCGGTGGGCGGTCAACGCGGATAACTTGCAATCAAGCATCCTTCGCAATTGCCATTTGCGCCAGAATAAAGCCGGGCATATCAAGCTTGTCGATCCGAGCGTCGTTGACCCGGTTAAAGAGCCGAATGCTAACGTGATCGAGGGCTGTTTGCTCGATAACACTCCAGCTGACGATCAGAACGTCGCCAGTATCTACCTATACAACGCGAACGGAACGAGGATTAGCGGTTGCACCATTCAGGGCAACTACAGTGGAACGACTGGAAACATTCAGGCGATATATGCCGATCATTGTGATTCCCTCGTTCTTGATAATGTATGGGTTGAGAATTTGCCGGCAGGGCCACAAACGCCAGCCGTCAAGCTGGTGAACTGCCGCGCGGCGCTCATTTCGGGTTATCACGGTTCGGGTACTCATACATGGGATTTCCATTTACTCAATTCAAAATCAGTTACCTTTCGAGGTTGCACGCTGACGAACAGCGTCCCGCATTTCGTCTGCGAGAATAGCTTTTATGTTGGCGTCTATGGGTCAGTCCTCACGCATCCCGAAAGCGTCATCAACGGGGATGCGCCTGATCACACCTACATCCACAGTGATTGCCATTATCATTCGAACGCGGATCTTAACTACAAAGAATATGGTTCAAGCTGGGCGCTCTATAACGGACTAGGGCAGAACTGGATTGACAATCCGAACCTTGTTGACGATTCGAATGGATGGACACTCAACGGAACGTACATATCGCGCGTCGCTACAGGTAGTCCCTCGGGGATTGGCGGCTATTTTAAATATACGCCAGGCGCGGGCAGCGGAACGCTAACGGGGTTGACAGTGCTTGAACAGACGGTATCGATTCCCGACAGTGTCCCTGCGGGATTTTGGACGGTCGCGTGGGATTACCATATCGAGGATGACGGCGCGGCCAACGACGTTAACGCGCGGGTCGGTTTTTCCGTAACGGCGACGGGCGCGAGCGAATTTACGACCTACTACAAAAACCAGTTAAACAACTTTCTGCCTGTCGGCAAATGGGTTCGCAACTCGATTGCGGTATGGTTGGCGGCTGGATCGAGTCGCACTATCCGGGTCAGGATCAACCCTGATCAAACTTATAAAGGGGCGAATACTCCCACGGTCCGCTTTGCTAATTTCCGATTGACGCCGGGCGCCGATGGTCAGGCTGGCGGGCATGTCCTTTGGGCAGAGGATAGGGTCAATTACTTGCGGCAACCCATTTTTGCGCCCGCGCGACCCTCGACGGGTAGTCCGCCATCAGGATACGGGGGGTTGCGCTGGAACGGTTCAAACTGGCAGGAATTCAAGTCAGGCGCATGGCAAAACATCGGCGGCGCTTCTGGCGTCACAGGAACGGGGACAAGCGGTAACATGGCGAAGTTCACCGGCGCATCGGCCGTAGGCGATTCGATCCTGTCGGAGTCAGGTTCATTGATTCGCTTCGCCGGCGCAACGTCGAGTTTTCCAGCTCTCAAACGATCGAGCGCGGAGTTACAAGTCAGGCTCGCCGACGATTCGGCTTACGCTGTCCTGCGGGCGCTTGACGTGAACGCGCAAGGGAATCTATCGGTGACGGGTTTGGCATCGATCGGCGGGAATACCTCGATCGATGTCGCCGGATCTTCAACCGGCTCTCCGCGGTTGCTTGGTTTGAGTAATATCGCATCAGGTAACGCGGCCCGGTTTCAGTTCGGCGACGGCTTTAACTCCATCCAGAATTCATACAGCGGGCGGATGGTCATACAGTCGTTCCACGGCTTGAAAATTTACGGCCACACCTACGGGGTTACAACCGGCTCAGAGGCGCCCGTAGGCTTTTCCTCGAACGATGTCACAGATCCGCACGTCGAATTCATCGGTTCGAACGGCGGCTTCAGCGAGAATCTCGCCGACAATACACACGTTCAAATTCGCGGCGCTTCGAGTATGGTCGCCGGAGTGACCAGTTTCTTGCGTTGCGTTACGAGCGGAGGGACGGAGCGATTTACCGTTCTCGAAGATGGCAAGGTCAGGATAGCTGGCGCGCAAGTCCTTGGCCCGCGGAAAACGGGATGGACGGCGCCAACGGGGACGCCTACGCGTACAGGGTTCGCAACAGGATCGGCGACATTGCAACAAGTAGCAGAGGCGTTGAAGGCTGTAATCGACGATTTAATCAGTCACGGGATTTTGGGAGCATAACCACCATGGACGCATTGCACGGGTTAACGGTCGCCTTCAATATCGCGGCCGGCGAGAAAAAGCGAGCTGAAGAGGAATATATTGCGATGCTTGCTTCAGAGCAGGAGTTAAAGGATCAGTTGGATCAGGTCAGAACCCGCCGAATCGGGGCGCAAGGCGCGATCCAAGCGGCAGATCGAATGATCGGCCAGATCAATAATCAACTCGTGGAGTTGAGGCGCTTTGAGGAAATGAAAAACCGCGCCCCTGTGGATGGCCAGAATATCACCTAGCAATCGCCTCTGACGCGCGGAAGGATGCCGCGCGATAGTCGAGCAGGGCGAACAATCAAACGCCTACCTGACGCGCGCCATGCCTCAAGGCGAGGGTGATAAGGAGTAGGTTTCGGTAGGTCAATCGGCTTAGGCGTCAGAGTGGTAGGATAGCGCAAATTCGAGGTTGTATTGCCGCACCGCCCGCAGCTGGAAGCCTCACTCCCAGTTCCGCAATCGTGCCCGTAATGCCAGCGCACGCCACAAGCGCGGCATCTACATTCACAGTTCGCTGAGGGCCCTTGCGTGTAAATGGGGATCATTTCAGACTCTTTAAAATGGCAAGGCGTCGCATTTATCGTGCTTGCCAAATCTCCAATTCCAAACCCGATCAATCTTGTTACAACGAGGGTCAAGGCAGCGTCCAAACATGTGCCCGCGAAATTCGTGATAGCGCATCTTTAGGTGGAACCATCGCCAGTCCAAACGAGGAAGCAAATTAGGTGTGCCTCGCTCATCGGCAACATAATCGGGTAATCCGCAGCGGTCGCAGTGGCGATGATTCATATATCGATGCCCCATCAAATAGCAGTAATGGCATCCGTGTTTGTCTTTCTTGAACGTCTCCATATTTAATGCGCCTGCCATGACATCAAAAGGATGATCAACAAATTCATCGTCAATAGGTGGCGCTCATAGGTTTGCCACTTTTCCCAAGTGTCTATTTGCGCCTCCCAGTAGAAGAAAAAAATCTGCATTGACATGATTGCGAGTAACCCGGCGCTAGCGCTGGCGTTTTCAGGTGTCAGAATATTCATAAGCGGCGGCGGGCTCATTGGCATCGCTCAATTTTTTGATTATCAAATTGGTAATCAAGGTTAGTAGCATCATTTTCCAAAATTTATTATCACCGTGATGAAGAAACGCCGGGTCAACTGGGCTTTCGGTAATCCAGCCTGTACTGCCTGGGAAGTCGAGGCGGTGGCTGGTCAGCTCGTAGTCCGACGGAATCATGCGTTAGCGCGAGCGGGCGCGCGTTGGTGTCGTATTGTGAACCGTCACCGCGGGTGATGATTTTGGCGTCGGGGTGCGTGAGATTGTCCCAGTCGGCCGGGAAGGGTTGAAAGGGGATCTTCATCGCGTTTGCCCAAGCTTCGGCGAGTCGATCAATTCCCTTTCGTTCCCTTCCCGCAACGACTTCGGTGACATCGAAGCCTGACCCCCTCACGGCCAGGCCGATGTCAAATTGAATGATTCGTCTCGAACCCGAGATGATGACGATCATGCGGCTTTCTTTTCTTGTTTGTCGTCGCCCTTCAGCTGTTCGTTGGCGGCCAGCGCGCGAATAGAGTCAACCTTGATCAAGGCGACGGTATGCAAAACTTTTTCGTCGCCCTCCGCCCGCAATTGAATCGCGTGGTTATTCGTTTTGAACTTGAAAACGATGTTGTCGGCAATCCCGCAGGCGTCAGAGAGGTATTTGTGATTGATGCCGAATTCAAACGTGTCGCCGTCGTAATCAATATTGACGGCGTCGGTCGCTACGCCGACTTGAAAGCCGCGCCGGTCAACCTCAATCACGAATTTGCCCTTCTTTACCGTAACGAGTAAAGACGTGTTTTTGCCCTCCTCGCAGGCGGCAACTACACGGCGTAACGCCGCTTGAAGGGCGAATGTGTTGAGGGTGAAATGAATCGGGTTATTGTCGGTCGCTTTGATGATTTCACCGAAAGCGGGAAAGTTGCCGGCGTTGAGACGCGAAAATATTTGCCGTTCCCCGCCGCGCAAATAGAAGTGGTTATGCTTCGTTCCGAAATACACCTCATCCGCGGCATCGCAGGCGCGAATGATCGGATTGACAGCCTTCTTGGGGATCAGCACGTCCCACGCGCCGGACTTGCCGAGTGGCGGGAGTTCGGCGAAACCGAGGCGATGGCCATCACTCGCGGCCACTTCCAACTTGTCTGAGGCTGCGTTTAGAAACACATTGTTGAAGGTGTATTGCTGATCGGTATCGGCCTGGATCATTGCAACGGCGCGGAGGGCTTTCGCGAACCGGCCGCTTGAGAGGGTGAATAGGTCATCGGGTGTTGGAGGGGCATCAGGGAAAGAATTCACGTCGTGCGTTTGCCAGTTCACTTTTGCGTTTCCGCAGGTAATCCTGACCTCTTTTCCAGCTTGAATTTTGATTTCACCGTCCGAGTGTTGGACGAAGGAAAGCAATCTCTTCAACGGAAGCAAAAAACGCCCCTCGCCGGTGACTTCGACGGTGTCCAGTTTTTCGGTGATTCGAAGATCCAGATTTGTCGCCGTGACTCGCGCGTCTCCATCCGCGATTTCAAACAACGCATAGCCGAGAACTGGAATCGTGCTTTTCGTATCCAGCGCGAAGGCTAGCGCCTGCAAGCTGGGCAGAAACTTCGATTGCCGGATAACAATAGCGGTCGCGTCTGAAGCTGAGACGGCTTTCGGTTTTGCGGCTTTCGCCGTTTTTTGGTTGGACATGGCCATGGTCAAACTCCCTTCTTGATGAATCAAGTATTGAAAGATCAGTAGAGAATCCGTGTTATGGATTCCCGTTTCGTTTTCGACTTTTTGCGGCTGGATCGGATCTTGGGATTCCCCGGCGGCCGGCCGCGCGTACCGCTATAGCTCAAAACGGCGTTGCGGCTGAGACATCGCGTGTCCTTGATGTGTCGCGCCTGGATCTTGCCCTCTTGCGCCAGCAACCGCAGTTGCTGTTCGCTGAGCGGTTTCCCGATCTTTTCGCGCAACTCAACGCCCTCTTTTACGGTTAGCCACTCCGACAAATCGACAACATCGGCGGCCGGCTTCTCTGGTGGTTTCAGGATCTTCTTAGCCATAGGCTTCAGCTATACAGTAAAATACTTGATAAAACAAGTGACAACGCAACAATTCCCTGTGCTTGATCAATACAGAATTTTTCTTCACAGCTGAAAATAATTCTTGCTTTCGCGCAAGTTTTACATATAATCCCGCTTGTTTGAGGCAGCAAAACACTTGACAGATTAAACGATTAGGAGTTGACGATGAGACAGGCAATTCATATCAAAACGCAAGCCGAAGAAATAAGGGAAACGATCGAGAGCAAGTCAAAACTGCGCTCCGAAGTCGCTCTGGCCATCAAAAAGATGGATGAAGTCCACCAATCTCTCCGCGCTGAATGTGCTCACTCCATCAGCTGGGGAAATCATCAGGACCTTAGAAATCAATTCGTGACTAACTGGATGAATCTGAACGTTGAGATTTTAAAGCTTGAAAGTGAACTTCAACGTGAAACGGCGCCGATGATCAAACCTCAGCCGAAAGGCGTCAGTCTTAACGGCTGGGACGTTTAACCTTCCCCTTTTTTGACTTCGACACTTGATATATCAAGGGAATCACTTGAAAGAAAAAGAGACGAAACAAGAAACAACCGGGGGCGCGAAAAACGCCCCCGCAAACGAAACCTGGGAGCAGGCGGTCGCGCGCAAGCAAGCTCAGCGCGGAATCGAACAGCGCAACGCGCGCTTATTGATTCGTAAAATGTTTGCGCCAGCCGCACCCAAGGGAGGGCGCAAATGATTTCAAAGGCAGCAAAAGAGCTTCTTGACAATTTGAGCAAGGAGCAAAAGGCAACCGTTTTTGCGACGGTTTGCCGATTTATCGACGGCTCGTTAAAGATCGAGTTGCCGCCATCGGAGGAAGAGATTGATCGCGCGCTGATCGAGGCCGCGCAGATGGTCAGAGCTGGCCAAATAACAGCCGACGACCTGAGGCCAGCCAAGCACGACATTACGCTGACGCGGCAACAGAGATACCACGTTTATACGACCCCTACCCATGAATCGTAGGGCGATTACTCGATCAATTTTTCAATCAATAACTGACGATTAAGACAAACGAAGAGGACAGCCATGAAAAACATTCTTTATAGCAAAACCGTAGTTGACGCGCGTGATTCGGAGGATGGCGAGATGCCTACGCGAATCATCCTCACTCAGGAAGAGAACTGCTTCGCCTTGTGGGTCACCGGGTTTCGCGGAACTCATATGCTCCGATACTTCTTGGGTCGCTCACGCGATGAGGCGATCGAAGCGGGCGTCGATGAGGCGCGGAATTGGATCAATCAGGAGAAGGAATTTTCAGATACGCCATCGCCCGATGGCGTCGCGGCGCCGGCCCCAAAACCGAGCGCCGCTTCGTCCCTGTCGTGAAGTTCAGGGACGCCAGCTGCTGGGTGGAGCGTCAATCGGCGACGCTCCTTCGCTGGCCTATCGATCTTTTAAGTTTGCCGCTGCAAGGAGTTTGACGATGGCAATCTGGATCAAAAATGAGCAAGGCGGTTTTATGACGGCTTACACCGTCGAGCATCAGGGCGAAATTTTTATCCTGACCGAAAAAGAATATGGCGCGCTCGCAGAGTTCGGCGTCGATGTGGCCGATGGGAGCGCAAGCAGCGATGTCGCAGTGCGCGATTTTTTGCGAAACCTGGGTGTTCCTTTCGAAGAGGAACCCGCGCAACTCAGCGATGATCAAATCAACCTGAACGCCTATTACGGTCAGGGGAGCGCGCACTTCAACGAGCGCGATTGCGGTGGCGTGCTCGCCAGCGATGGCTGTGTCTACTCGGACGCTGATCCGGGATTGTAGAAATGTGGAAGTGGTGCAGATCGCCTTTTAGAGATTACGGGCAAAAGGAAGCTGCCCGCAATAACGGGGGCGACGGCTTGAGAGAAGGCAAGCCGTCGCCCTTCGAATCTAAAGAAGGGAGCGCGAGCAAATGCCTGAAATCATTTTTGACGGTCGAATATTCGATAAAGACGTGTCGTATTTCATCGGCATCAAGAAAGACGAATCGCCGAAGCCTTACTGCGCCGTTACGGTTTTCACTTCTCGGCGCTTCAAATCGCTCAAGGGCGCGATCAAGTTCTACTCCGAGCAAAAAAGAATCTCGGTTGAAGCGATCGAAGCGCAAATCAGAAAGGGGTTGAATGGCTAAAAAAATCGGTAAACCTGGAACGGAAGACGGCCCCTGTTATGCCCCTTGCGGCCACGAACGCTGTCACGGGATGCGCATTATTGCTGGAACTTTGTGCGTCCTGTGCGAACAGACGATCGGCTTCAACGCTGAATACATTCTGTCTTCGGCGAGATTTGTTCACCTCGAATGTTTTAAAGTTCAGAGGGAGATAAATCGCGAGGATGAAGCCGCAAGAACCATGACCGTTCGCCAGATAAGAGGCGCGCCCTTGGTTATCGAGTGTTGGAAGTGCGGGTACTCGCGCGTTATTGACGACTCATGCCATGTCGCGCGTTGCGGGTCCTGCCATGACAGCTCTTATGAATACGACGTGCCAGCCGCGCCCTCGGCTGAATGGCTGGCGAAGGTTGAGGCGCTAAAGAAGAAGGGAGAAGTATGACTTTAAAAAGCCCTGTCGGCGAGCTGTGCGATAAGTTCATTAAAGCGATCGAGGTTGAAGCGCCGTCGCTCACGGATCAGGCTGTATTGATTCAATTGGTCGGTGATTATTTTGATTGCGAACGCCGCATGTTCCATCGGTGCGCGCGCGCCGCGGCGGCCGCTTTCGACACTCAGCAGGTCGTACTGGCTCAACTGTTCATCCGCTTGGCAAATTGCCCGCGCGCAGCTGAAATCTTTAAACAGATCACGTCGCTTCCGTTGACGGAAACGAATCAGAAAGGGGTTTAAATGTCGAACGCATATTGTCAGATTTTATATCGGGAAGGCGCGACCAATCGCGAGACGGGACCGTTCGTTATCGCGCGCAGATGGAACAGTCAAGAAGCGACTGGCTTATGCGACGTGGTAATCGAATACGGCGATGGTGATGGGAACAGTAAAACCGAAGTTATCGAAAACGGCCATCAGGATCACGAAGTTATCAGGCGGGCGATCCAAATCTTTGACGAGGTTTTAACCGGTGAAAGGTTCTTTGCTGAAAGGTATGAAAACGCTGAAAAGCGCGCAGCTGAGAATCAGGCTGCGGAATCGGCAGCTAAGCCGGATCGGCTGCCGAAACAAGAACTATCGGAGAAAGCAGAGAAGGCGGAAAGCGTAAGGCACGAACCATTCAATGATTCCCTGCTCGAAACTGTTTACGAGGCTTGCAAGACAAAGAAGGCTAAGGCGGGCGAGGCGTTTTTCACTTTCCTGAAAAATCAAGGCCGCGAGGCGATGATAAGACAATTGAACGAATGGGGTATTACGCTGCCAGTGGATACAGAGACGGCCGCAACGTCGCCCAATCCGCGCCAGCGTATCGAGACACTGGTTGAGGAAGTGCTTGACCTCGGGGCAACACCTGAAGAGGTTGATACTAAGCTGATGCGAATTTGCGCAACGACAGCTATCGCTGAAATCGCCAGTGACGACTTATCTAAAATTGAGAGCGCGTTGAAGCGCTTCAAGGCTGAACTCGCTGATCACGTTGATGCTTTAGGTTAATACGGTAAGACCCGAACCTTGGCGCAGTTGGCGACACTTCCAACGATTTCAAGCTGGGTTGCGTCGCCTTTAAAGAAGTGCAGCGGTTCAGACGGATTAATATTAGGCAGCAAAAATACTTGCGGCTGAGAAAAATACGGCGATGCAAGCGAGCATAATACAGGGGCGCCGGTTTTAAAGATCCGCACCATGCAGATTTCACCAAGGGCGTAATAACGCTTTTTGGTTATTACGATCTGATCGCCTTCCCTAAGTCCGTATTGAGGGATAGTCACTGAAACCCTGAGGCGGCGCAGATTATTATCAACCGGGGCTACCTTTCGGAGCGACATAAAAGCAGCCTCGTAACAATAGCTAGTCCGAACAGTTATTTTGACGCTTTCTTTTTCGTTTTCACTTTCTCAATTTGCTCGTCTACGTTCCCGCGTATGTTTTCGTGCTCAAGAACATCCGCCCGATAAACTCGGAACGCGCGAGCTATTAGCAAGAGGAACGGCTTAGCGGCGTCGGTCATTGATCGATACATCAAGATCAATTCTTCCTCGTTCGGATCTTTTGGGGCTGTAACTCCGAACAAAGCCTCACAGAGTTTCAAGGGAGATACTTGTAAACCGTCCGCGATCGCCTCCAATCGATCGGTGGTTAGGTTTTCACTGTGACCATTTTCAATTCTACTTAAATGGCCATTCGTGATCCGTCCACCGGAATTTGACTCGACCTGGGCAAGGGATAGATCCTTTTCTAGCCTTAGCCGCTTAATTAGTCGAGCTAGATTGTCGCGCCCGCTGGTTTTCATACTTGCTAGATACTACAAAACGCTTGGGCGGTAAAGTATCGAGCCGCTTGATAAATCAAGCGTTTTACCGTATCAATGAAACATTCCCCACGATGATGACGATTGATTGAGAGGTTTGACGATGAAGTTAACAGACGCCCTGGATAATCTCGGGCAGGTAGTCGTTTACTACCCTTCACTTTCCGAAATACTTAAAACAGGGTCCGCGACGATGCTGTTTTGTCAGCTCTTTTATTGGTCGCCGAATGAAGAGGGTTGGATCAAGCGCAATGTCGAACAGATCAGGAAAGCGACCGGGTTGACACGATCCGAGCAAGCAACGGCAAGAAAGACGCTGTGCGACTTGGGCGTTATAGATGCCGTACTTGTCGATTCCCCGCCGATTTACGCTTACAGGATCAATCGAGAAAAGCTTGACGAACTTTGGGAGAGTCGCGAGCATTTTGCAGCCGAACGCATCGTCGAGAATAGATCTAAAACCGAGAAAGCCCGACTAGCCAGGGCGGAAAAGCGCACCAAAAACCCCGATTCAATTCTCTGTCCAACAGAGAATCAATTCTCTGTCCAACAGAGAATCAATTCTCTGTCCAACAGAGCGGCAATTCTCTGTCCAACAGAGAATCAATTCTCTGTTGGACAGAGAAACATCAATATAGAGAAAAATATTAATAAAAAAAGTAAAAATACTTCTACTCGCGTTCCGCTCGTAGAAGAGGGGCCGTCGATTTCCGCTCAGCAAAAATTCCTGTATGAACTCTTCAGGGTTCGTTATGAGGCGCCTGAAGCTTACGGGCAACCGTACAATCGGAAAAAGGCTGACTTTATTCACCTCGCGAAGCTTATCAAGCTCTACAAGAACGACCTCCCTGAAAGTCTTTTCACAACCGCCCTGGATAATTATTTCGCGAGTGAAATCGCGCATCGGACGCTCGCGGATCTTTGCAACAGATTCGCAACGTTCACGAAATACGCTTTAACTGAATACAAAACTGCAAAGAAAGGTAAAGACGATGGCAAATCCTCAAACAGTTCCCAGTACTCAAGCGAATCAATGTCTCTCTTCGGGGCTGAAGTTATCTGATGAACCCTCGACTAATCCTTGCGGGTGTGATCGCAGCTCGCCAGGTTGGGTATTTACTGACCGCGGCGCCAAGGAATGTGAGTGCAAGCTTGAAAAATATCGAGTCGCAAAATTGGCAAAAATTCCACCCAAGCATCGACACGTAAACCTTATGACATTGACACCGCAACGCCATAAGAAACAAGCGATATATCTCCCGCGCATCAAAGAAAATCCATATCGCTCACTTGTTCTCATTGGCCCGCACGGATGCGGCAAGACTGGACTGGCTTACGCTGTTTACAGGCGCGCGGTTGAAGAAAACCGGCCAGCTGTTTTTTCGTATATGCCAGACCTTCTTGAAGAGTTAAAGCACGGCGAATGGAATGATCAGTTCATTCCATCGATTTCAGTCACGGCGCTCACCAGTGAGGCAAGAAACGCCGAGCGCTGGCTACTCGTTTTCGATGACTTCAATGTCGGCCGCGCTACTCGATTTACCGGCGAAGCCATCTTGCGAATTCTCAACGCCGCATACAATTACAATCATCAAGTCATCATCACAGCGCACTGTACAATGGCCAAGTTGAAAGAACACTGGACGGAATCCGGCGAGGGATATGGAGGATCAATCATCAGACGTATCGAAGAATCCGAAGATCCTGATAGCGGCGAGGGCGCGCTCGTGATGAATTTTTTTGCCTCTTAAACTTGATATATCAAGGGAGACACTTGAAATGACAAGTAACTACGATAATTTTCTCAACAGTAAACGAATAGTGGCGCCGGAAGCTGGCTTCGATGTTGCGCCGAATAAGATCAACAAGGTTCTCTTCCCTTTTCAACGTGACATAACGCGCTGGGCGATCAAGAAGGGCCGGGCCGCGATCCTTGCTGGTTGCGGGATGGGGAAAACTGGAATGCATCTCGAATGGCAACGGCACGTCATAGCGCACACTGGTAAGCCGACGCTGACGCTTGCGCCGCTGGCCGTTACCGGACAGACAGAGCGCGAGGGCAAGAAGTTCGGCATTCCCGTGACAGTTTGCGAAACGATGGACGATGTCACGATCGGCGTGAACGTTACGAACTACGAAAAGCTTCATCGCTTCGATCCTGACGTGTTCGGCGGGATCTGCTGTGATGAATCTTCGATTATGAAGTCTTTCGAGGGTGTCATCAGAAGGCAAGTCAATGAATTCGCCCGCGGTATAAACTTCCGTCTTGCTTGCACGGCTACACCTTCCCCTAATGACCTGATCGAAATTATCAATCACGCCGAATTCCTTGACGTGATGAACGGCAAGGAAATCATCGCCCTATATTTCAAGCAAGACGGCAATACCACGCATAAATGGAAGCTGCGTGATCACGCGAGGAAGGATTTTTTCAACTGGCTGGCCTCCTGGGCGGTCGCAATCGAAAAGCCTTCCGATCTTGGCTACTCCGACGAGGGTTACCTCTTGCCGCCGTTGCGCGTTGAGCAAATCACGGTCAATTCGAAGCCGCTCGACGGGATGCTGTTCGCCACGGAGGCGAAGACGCTGAAAGAGCGGCGCACGGCTAAAAAAGATAGCTTGCATGAAAGAGTTGAAGTATGCAGGAGACTGATTTATGGCGAATCCCAGATCGTTGAAAAAGAGAAATGGGTGATTTGGTGCAATCTTGATGCTGAGCAGGATGCTCTTGAGAAAGCCTTTGGAAGTGATGCTGTGTCAATTTCTGGTTCTACTCCATACGATAAGCGGATTGAATATGAACTCGCCTGGAGGGAGGGAGATGTTCAGATCATGATTACAAAACCGAAAATTTTTGGTTTCGGGTTGAACTGGCAGCATTGCGCCCGTATGGCTTTCGTCGGATTGTCGGATAGCTTTGAGGAACTATATCAAGCGACGCGTCGCCTCTGGCGTTTCGGTCAGAAACGCGAAGTCGTCGCATATCACGTTGCGAGTGAAGCCGAGGGATCGATCCTTTCGAACATTCGCCGCAAAGAAGATCAACACGCCGAACTTATGAGGGAGTCAGTTGAAGCCATGAAGAAACAAACCATCAAGCAGCTGAGTCGCACGGGCCGCACGAAACACGAGGAAGCCGAATACAAGGAAGAGACGGCGCGCGGCGAAGGCTGGACGCTTCATCTGGGAGACTCGGTCAAATTGATTGATCGCGTCGAGAAGGATTCTGTCGGCCTTTGGGTTTTCTCTCCCCCCTTCCCCGGTATGTACGCCTATTCGAATTCGGCGCGCGACATCGGGAATTGCGAATCGATCGGCCAAATGATCGAGCATTTTCGTTTCCTGTTGCCGGGTATGTTGCGCGCGACGATGCCAGGGCGGACGGCTGCGGTTCATCTCTGTCAGGTTCCAGCGCAGAAATCACAGGATGGGTACATCGGATTGAAGGATTTTCGCGGTAGGGTTATCAACCTCTTCGAGGAAGAAGGGTGGATTTATACAGGTGAAGTGACGATTGATAAAAATCCACAGGTTAAGGCGGCGCGCACGAAAGAGCGCGGCTTGCTGTTTAAAACCCTGGCGACTGATTCCGGACTCACGCGTCCGGCGCTCGCTGATTATCTCTTGATTTTCCGCAAGCCTGGCGAGAATCCGAAGAAGATACGGGCTGGCCGGGTTGCCCGTTACGAGAATGCGAATGGTTGGATTACTGAGAATGAATGGATTGAATGGGCCGCGCCCGTTTGGTATCGGCATCTAACTTCAGATGGAAAGAGCGCGGATATTCAGCCGAGTTATCCAGCATTACATCAGGCATCGCACCACTTACGCCATAAAGCTGATGGCCTTGTTGTCTACAACGGAATCATGGAAACAGACGTTCTCAACACAGCCATAGCCAAAGAACCTGAAGACGCTCGCCACCTCTGCCCGCTGCAACTCTCCGTTTGCGAGCGGGCCATCAAGCTTTGGTCGGCGCCCGGCGATCTTGTCGCTTCGCCGTTCAACGGGATCGGCAGCGCCGGCGTGATGGCGCTCTTGCTTGATCGTCAATACCTGGGGATTGAACTGAAACGCTCTTACTGGAAAACCTCGCAAGACAACTTCAAGCGTGCGCTACGCGACCGCGCAGAGATGGAGAAAGAGCAAACGCCACTCTTTGCCGCGGCGGGGCGTAATTATGGCCAAACTCGAATTACAACCAATCACGTTTAAAGAGGCGCAACGGTTCATCAATAAGAATCACAGTCATCATCGCGCCCCGAGTGGATGGGTGTTTGGGGTGGCCGTGAATGACGGGGAGAAAATAGTCGGCGTCGCGATGGCTGGCAAACCTCTCGCGAGGTTGTTTGATGATGGCTGGACCCTCGAAATTACTCGTTGCTGTACAGATCATACGCAAAATGTAGCGAGTAAGCTTTACGGAGCATTAGTCAAGGCGGGCAGGGCGCTCGGTTACAAGAGGATCATCACTTATACGCTGAAATCGGAATCTGGAGTCAGTCTCTCAGCCGCTAATTGGAGGGTAGTCGCAGAGTCGCGCGGCGGGACCTGGAATCGGAAAAGGCGTCCGCGTGTTGATAATCATCCGACAGGTCAAAAACTTCTTTGGGAACCCAACTACTAATTTTATTTCGACTGGAAACTTGATATAACAAGTGAAACGCTTGATTGAAGGGAGATGTAGAAATGCAAAGTGACGGATTGTTTGCGAATCTTACACCGAAAGAGAAACCCGAAAAGAAGCTCAAAGAAAACACTCAGCATGAGCGCCAGTCTGAGCAAAAGCAGCGCCGCAAACCGGGTAAGACTGGCGGCGACATTACAAAAAATCGCCATAAGGGGAACGCGCGCAGCGAGGCGGCATACGAGAAAAACAAGGATCATTTCACGAGGCAGCAACAGCGCATTCTTGATCTGTTATTCGATCGCGGCGCTCTCGGGTTGATTGCTCACGAAGCCGCGCGCCTTCTTAGCATCCCGATTGCTTCGGCTTCCGCGCGATTCTCCGAATTGAAAGCCGTCGAGGCGATTGCCGTATCGGATCTTCAACGCGAAACGCAATACGGCAATCGCGCCGACGTTTGCGTCCTGCCTCAGTTTCTCGAAGAAGCCAATAAAAAGGCGGTGAACGGGAAATGAAAAACACTAAACGAGAAGAAGAGTCGACAATTAGCGCGTTACCTGATGAAAGGCATATCGTGGATTTCGTTTGCTCTTTTTGCGGTAATCGCTGGAAGGATGAATACCACGTACATACCGATAAGGTCATCGATCTGCCGGGTTGCCGCATCTGTGTTGCGCCGCTCAGTCGAGGCGTTCAAGTCAAATATGCGGCGCCAGAAAGAGCGCAGGCGGACGCCATATATGCCGATCGCCATCTAACGCGTGATGCGATTTACACGATTGCCAAGGTGAAGCGGTGGCAACACGGGGCATACGTTTCCTTCAAAGAAACGGGAGACAAGCAATTCAACTCTCGTTTGTTCGTTCCGCGCGATTTCGAAAAGAAGGGGGAATCGCAATGAACAGATTGAAGGGATTTCCTGACCGGATTTTTCGACGTGAAGATATTGAGGTTGAGGTCGTGCAGGTGGTTGCTGACCACGGTTATTACAACGTGCAAGGGTCAATGTTTGACGTGTCCCGAGCGCTTAAAGACGCAAATGTTCCCGGCGTGCGCTTCATCCTCGGAACCTCGCCATGCGCCAACCTGGCAAATACTTTCACGATTGAAACGTTGATCAATCACCTGAAAGAAAAGGGGGTGATATGACGGAGCGCGAAAGGTGTGCAATGAATAGATTGAAAAAATTACTTGATCGGATTTTTCGACGTGAAGATATTAACGGCGACGGCCGTTGTCCTGCTTATCTCTACCGATGGACGTTGCTCGCGCTTCCCCAGTTCAAGGTTTACCTGCATAAATTCGTCGCCGAGGATTGGTCAAAAGATATGCATGATCATCCAAAGCGATTCGTAACTATCGGCCTTTGGGGACAGTACATCGAATGCACACCCAATGGCAGCCGTGTATTCCTCGCCCCTTGGATTCGAACCTTTTCGGCAACTCATGTTCATAGGATCGAACTGATTAACGACGAACCCTGTTGGACGTTGGCGATTGTTTTCAAATCGGTTCGATCCTGGGGTTTTTGGGTAAATAACGCATGGGTGAACTGGCGTGACTACGTTGGAAGTAAGCGCGCCGACGAAATGAAATCTTGCGACGATTGATAGAGGCGATTGAACAAGATGAAAACGTTTAACCTCGTAGACTTATTTTGTGGGGCTGGGGGAACGTCCACGGGCGCGGCTGAGGCGTGCGAGAGTCTCGGTTATAAGCTCAATCTGATAGCCATCAACCATTGGGATAAGGCGATCGAAACTCATTCGGCAAATCACCCGGACGCTAAACACCTTTGCGCGAATATCGAATTGATCAACCCGCGCGAATTGGTCGAAATCGGCAAGCTCGACCTCCTTGTAGCCTCACCGGAATGTACGCATTTTTCGAACGCCCGAGGCGGCCGCCCGGTTAATGATCAAAGTCGGGCAACGGCCTGGTGTGCAATTCGTTGGGCGGAAGCTGTCTTGCCAAAAGCGATCCTCGTCGAGAACGTTCCCGCCTTTCTTACCTGGGGTCCGCTGATTCGGAAGCGGATCAAGGGAAAACTCGAATGGGTTCCCGATCCGAAGCAGAAAGGCGAGACATTTATATCGTGGGTCAATAATCTTGAAAGCCTTGGCTATAAAGTGAGCTGGAAGAAACTGCGCGCGACTGATTACGGCGATCCGACTTCGCGTGAACGTCTATTCATTCAGGCGCGGCGCGACGGTAAACCAATCGTTTGGCCAACTCCCACACATTGCGCGGCGCTCGAAAAATCCGAAAACTCTTCTTTGTTCCCCAGTGCACAAATGCAGCCTTACCGGACCACGCGCGAAATTATCGACTGGTCGATCAAAGGCGAGAGCATATTTAATCGCAAGAAACCGCTCTCTCCGAACACGCTCCGGAAAATCTTCATCGGCTTGCAAAAGTGTTCAGGTTTGCCATTCATCGTTCCGCAACTTTCTGGCGGCGTGCCGCGTTCGGTCGAGAATCCGTTGCAGACAATTACGACAACCAGCAGGGGTATCGGCCTTTGCGAGCCCTATGTTGTCACACTCAGGAATAACAACATTCCGCAATCTGTTGACCAACCCCCGAGCACGATTTGCGCCCAAGGGACGCATCACATGCTCTGCGAGCCGTTTATAGTTCGTTATAACGGTAGTCATGCAAACCGTAAAGACGGAGACGGTCGAAGCTTTAGCGTTGATAAACCGCTCTCAACTTTAGACACGAGTAATCGCTTTGGGTTGGTCGAACCGTTCGTGATTGCAGCTAATCACGGAAAAGATGACAGACCCCCATACAAGCTGGACTCGCCTTTCCCTACAGTGACCAGCGTTGACGCTTGGGGACTAATCGAACCCTTTATCATCAACAGTGGAGGCCCCGAAATTAAGGCGCGGGGCGTAAGTGAACCTCTCAATACAATACTCGCGCGCGAATATCTGAGTCTCGTTACTCCTTATCTCGTTAAATACAACGGAACGGCGAACGCCATCAGTATTGATGAACCGTTGGACACCGTAACATCGAAAGATAGATTCGCGCTTGCTGTTCCGAATTTTAAAGAGGGCAATGGATATTTTCTTCTCGATATTCTTTATCGAATGTTGTTGCCGCGCGAACTCGCGGCGGCAATGTCGTTTCCCCGTTCATACGTCTTTCTCGGCAACCGCGAGCAACAAGTCAAACAAATCGGGAACGCCGTCCCGGTTCAGTTGGCGAAAGCGTTGGTGACGGCGATTCTCGGTGCGAGCGCCAATCGTAAAAAGGGGAAGATTCGCGGAACAACCCCTTCGGTTAATCAGGTTTATTCGCGGCCAAACAAAACCCTGCGATCAGGTTGCCCGCAAGGGTAAACCATGTAGTCGGGCGCGGCCGCTTTGGATCCGAACATATGCGGGCTTTGTAGCAGCGCGAAGGGTGAGCAATCAAAACTGTTCTGAATTTCTGAAATATGGAACGCATCACCGTTGCAGAATTGAGAGAACTTCAGGCAAGCGAGAAGACGAACAAGTACCGCAATAAGCCGGTTCGTCGTAACGGAATTTGGTTCAGGTCAACTGGCGAAGCCGATCGTAACGATGAATTACTCGTCCTCGAACTCGCCGGCGAGATTTCAGATTTGCGCCGGCAAGTCCCCTACCGTATCGAGTTTGACGGCTACCTAGTCAAAACCTATCACGCCGACTTTGTATATTTTGATCGCAGAACTGGAAAGGAGGTAGTCGAAGACTGGAAGGGTTGTCGAACCCGTGAATTCATCCTGACGAAGAAATTGATGCTTGCCGTATGGGGCATCGAAATACTCGAAACCGGTCGCGGGCGCAAAAGCAAGCGCGGCCACAACTGGAAAGGAAAGCAGTTATGGCAGTTGAAGAAAAAACACTCGAAACGAAAGCGGAGGTTTTGACCGAAGACTTGTTTAAGTCGCCGCAAGAGATGAAGGAACTCATCGATGAGGCGACTGAGATTGTTCGGGAACAGGAGATGGCGTATCTCCGCACGCGATTCCTTTACGATCGCGTGCTAACGACCTACAAGGCGCGCATTGAAGCCGTGGTGGATGAGGCTAGTCGCGAAAATGCCGGATTGCGCAAGCAAATGGGCGCTCTCAACAATGAATGCTCGCAGGCGCGCGAGCGTTATGAAAATTCCTGCCTTTTGCTTCGCAGACTCCGATTCGAGAACGGCGACAACGCGGCGCGTCTGACGCCTTGCGCTGAGGTTAAGGCGCAAAAGTCGCTGGAGTATGATCCAAACCTTGCGCTTGAATATCTTGTGCGTCATGGGCTTACCCAATTCATTTCGATCGATGTGGCCCGATTCGAAAAAGCCGCGCCTCATTTGTTTCTCGGCTTCGTTAAGGAGGTAAGTCGGCCAAAGCTGTATATTGCTCAGGATATGGCCAAAGCCCTGAAATACGACACGTCCGAACTCGAAGCGCAAGCGCAGGCGCTAATCGAATTCGCCGATAAAGCCGGGGATGATATTCCTCTCGGCGAGATACTTGATAATTCAAGTGAATCACTTGATCAAAATCAAGCGGTAAGATAGGATTTGTCTCCTGTTTGCTAATCGTCAGTTTGGGGGTGGACGTTATCCGGGTTAGCTATTGGGAGCATCTTTAGACAGCGGGTGATTGCCACCCCCAAAAAATGTAAATGCGGCGCAACAATGGCGCCGCTTTTTTATTCCCAAGGAGACAATATGAAACCCGTTCTCGCTCTCGCCTTCGCGCTTCTTTTCCCTATTTTCGCTTTCGCTCAAGGCCAGGTCGATTTTATGGTTGGCGCGATTCCCGATAACGCGTCCAACACTACTCAATATCTCGCCGGCATCGGCGCCTCAGTAAAAATCAAGCCGGTCACACTTGGTCTCACAGTGTTCGGCGATCCATCGAAGCAGAATCCCCGCCAGCTCACGCGCGGGCAGGCGTTCGCCACCTGGCGCGTTTACACCTATAAGGATTTCGTCGAGATTCACGGCGGCGGCGGCGCCTTCAAGTTCGGTAACGAGGTTGGCGGCTTCGGCCGGGTCAAGGTCAACGTCGGAAAATACCTCGATACCTGGGCCGATTACGGGCAGCAAAATTTCGTTCAGGCTGGCGCTTATCACGACCTGGTCAGGTATGCCCGGTTCGGATTCGGCCCGTTCTATCAATACACGCGCTTGAAATACACGGCTCAGCCTTCCTGTCCTGTTCCTGACCTGCGACTTAATCAAGTCGGGTTCAAATTCCGTTTGGGTGGTAGCGATAAGTAAACCAATGAACCGACGATTCTACATCGGCATAGTGCTGGCGGTGGCGTACCTGATCGCATCCCTGTGCGTGATCGGGGCCGTCATCGCTCAAACCGCTCGACTCTCAGTCCTCGACAAGATCGAGCAACTTCAGCAACAGCAAACCTCCGGGCAAGTCGAAGCCGAAAAGAAGTACGGCGAGCTGCGCGCCGACTTACGCGTATTGCAAAACGAGGTTAGTGCGATGAAGGCCAACATCGAAATGATTCGCAGCTTCGGCGGCTGGATCGTCGGCACAGTCATTATTCAGGTTTTGCTGTTTTTATCCCGATGGATCTTCGAGCGCAGGAAAGAGGTTGATCGCCCGAATTGACGGCCGAATCCCTGTCTAAAATTTGAACGGAAGGAAATTATGCGGTTTAAGATATTCGCTCAAAAAATTGGGATTTATATCGCCAAACTTCTTGTCGGATTCGCGTGTCTGGCAATGGTCGCATCTGAACTCTTCCCGGCTCGCGTGACCGCTCAAAATGCGCGCCTGAAGATCCCCGCAGGCGTCGCCATCTATGCGCTCGACGACAGCGGCAACATGTTCCTCTATCGCGCTGAGTTCGGCCGCTTCTTCGGCATCGGCAAACCCGCAGGCGTCAACGGAAACTTGATCGGCATTGATTATCGGCCGGCGAATGGTGCGCTCTACGCGCTCTCCGATACGGGCAGGCTTTACAAGCTAACGCCCGGCTTGCTCGGATTCGCTTTCTTCGCCAATCAGGTTTATGGGCTTCAGCCGCGGTTCGCCGGAGGCTTTCAATCGCTGATGGACTTTAACCCTGTGGTAGACGCCATCCGCCTCATTGGCTCAAACGGCGACAACTACGCGATTGTGAGCGCGCAGCCGGGCGGTGAACCAAATACAGCTGTCGTGCAAACCTCGCTCAGCTACGCGCCGGGCGACGTGAATGCGGGCAGGTTCCCGAACGTTTGCGGCGGCGCTTACACGAACAATTACGCCGGTGCGCCCAATACCCTCTTTTACGGGGTCGATTATGACCTCGACACCTTCGTCACAATCGCGTCTGTCAGCGCGACAGGATCGAGCAATACGGGCGGTGGTCAGTTACAGACGATCGGCAATCTGGTTGATCAGCACGGGAATCCGATCAATGTCTCCCCGTTCGCGGACTTCGACATTTACACCGACGCGGCGCGGAATAATTTCCTCATCGGCGTGAATGGCGCCGCATTCCACACGATCGACCTCTCCCAACTGCCGGCGAATTTACCTCTCGGGCAGACACAAAATATCGTCGCGCAAACAGTCAGTCTTCCCGAGATTCAAACCTTCATCGACATCGCCGTCGTACCGCTCAAGCGGTAACAGTCACGAAAACAATCTGCGGGCGCAGATCGGACTATTGTGGCAAACGCTCTCTATGATAAAGCGCGGGAAAGTTTTTTAGGGCAGTCGCCAGCCCTCGATTGGGACACCGATACCATCAAGGTGACTTTGATAGACACGGGCAACTACACAGTCAACCTTTCCACTCATCAGTACATGAATACCAATACGGTTGCGGCCGCGGCCAAGGTAGGTTCACCGCAAACGCTGGGGTCGAAAACCGTCACGGCCGGCGTTGCTGACGCCGCTGATGTGACTTTCAGTGCGGTTTCCGGCGCATCGGTTGAAGCCTTGATTATCTGGAAAGACGGCGGCGGCGGCGGAACTTCGACTTCGGGAACGACCGATCTGTTAATCGCCTACATTGACACAGCGACCGGCTTACCCGTGACGCCGAATGGCGGGGACATCACGGTCTCATGGGATAACGGGAGCAGTAAAATTTTCCGCTTATAACCGCGTCTCCATCGGGGCGCATGGAGAAAATGATGGATGAGTGTCGAATCAGGCAGGATAGCGATCACGTAATTATCCGGTTCAAGAACGCTGAGAGCCGCGTCCCTTATGGCGCGGCTCTCGAAATCGCGCAAGCGATAGCGGCCGCGGCGAGGCAGGCTGAAGCTTTCGCCAAGCAGAATCGAATGATTGCTGATGGCGCCTTGCTTGAAAAACAAGGTTTCCCAAAAGAACTGATTCAGGGAGTAATTCTTGATCAGGCGACAAAGAGAGGTGGCCATGGGCAATAGAAGAGTAACCCTTGACGATATACAGGCGCAGAAAAACAAGATCGATACGCAAATCGCAAAACTGCGCGAACAGAAAAAGGCGCTCGCTGAAGCTGAAAACAAGTTGCTGGCGGCCGCCGAAGCGGAGCGGATCGCCGCCAATCTGACAGCTGATCAAAAACACGCGCTCTATCAAACGATTCAGGCCGAAGGAATCGAATCCCCGGAAAGCTAGTTTATGGCTGACAATGTAACCTTACCGGCGACTGGGTCCGTTGTCGCATCCGACGATGTCGGCGGCGTTCAGTATCAGCGCGTAAAGTTGGTCGATGGCACGCTGGACAGTTCGGCGGGGATCCCTGGCGACGCGACCAACGGACTCGACGTTGACGTTACCAGAATTCAAGCTGGCGAAAATCACCTTGGCGAAGTGGGAGGCCGCACCGTCGTGATTAGCGCCAGCTTTACGCGTCCGGCTGATACCAACGCCTACGCCGCGGGTGACGCCGTTACGAATTCAACGTCATCCCCCTCGCAAATGACCTTCAGCGGCGCGGGGCGCGTCAATGGCGCGTCGGGCGTGATTCTATCCGCCGTTCTGATCGACGAAGCCAACCAGACAACAAAAGGCCAGTTCGAGCTTTGGTTGTTTGATACCTCTGTCACTCCTGATAACGACAACGCCGCCTTTGCCCGCAGTAACGCCGAATGCGAAACGCTGATAGGAGTGATCCCTTTCAATACCGCGTTCGTGGCGAACGCCGGTTCAGGGTCCTCAGGTAAGGTTGTTTTTCCGGCGCCGGGTTTGTCTATCCCGTTCAAATGCGGCGGCGCGACGACCTCTATCTTTGGCTTGCTTGTCGTTAGGAACGCGTATACGCCGATCAGCGCTGAAAAACTTGTTGTACGTTTGCAAATCTCTCAAGACTGATGCCGCATCGAGCTGCTCAAATCCTTCGGGTTCATCCCCGCCACTCGTTAGTCGATGGTTTGGTTGCGGCGTGGCCGCTTGGCGAGGCCTCCGGCCGCAGGTTTGACGCGAGAGGCAATAATCACCTCGACGATGTCAACTCTGTCGGCCAAGGAGATGGCTTGCTCGGAAAGGCAGGCCAATTCGTATCGGCCAGCGTTAAATATCTTTCTGCGCCGGATAATCCGCTTCTTTCGCTCGGTCCAACGGCGGATAAATTCGCCCTAACTGCGTGGGTCAACTTCGACACCCTTCCTGCGCCCATTGTGGCGATTGCAGCCAAGAACGATGGGAGCGCGTCGCCCAATTGGGAATTCAGTGTCTTCGCCTTTGTTCCCTCGACGAATTTGGAATTTTGGATAGAGGCCACGAATCCGACTTTCGGGTATACGGGAGGCGGTCAGTCAACAGGTGGGCCGGGCTCAACAGGAGTTTGGTATTTCGTCTACGCCTTTGCGGACGGCGCGAATCTCGGCATTTCAGTAAACAACAATCCGTCTCCCGCTACGACCCCGTTCAATGGGATTTTTTCGGATTCTACAAGCCCTTTTCAAATTGGCGCCGTTCACCTCACGGATGGCCCGTTCAACGGCCGCATCCAGCATGTCAACTACTGGAAGGGGCGCACGCTGACGCGACCCGAACAGGACTGGCTATATAACGCGGGAAAGGGACGCGCCTATCCCTTCCTGCCATAAGGGAGTAATCAATGCTGCTCTTATTACTGAGTACTCCCGCCGCGCAAAACCTATCGCCTTCGGCCATCAACTCTGCTGAAACCTTCGGTTCCTCAACTATTGTTCCTGGCGCTGTCAATGTTGCGCCGGGCAGTATTGCGAGTTCTGAAGCTTTTGGCGATGCGGTTGTGTCGCCCGGTCCCGTCACTGTTGCGCCAGGTGGTGTTGCCAGCGCTGAAGCGTTCGGCGGCGCGGTCGTGTCTCCGGGCGCCGTCGCCTTGTCGCCCTCAGGCATTGCGACGGCTGAAGCTTTTGGTAATGTGGCTGTGTCCCCTGGCGCTGTCGTTCTCTCGCTCTCGGGTATTGCTACGGCTGAATCTTTTGGCGCTGTAGTTGTCGGGATTGGATCTGTTACGGTTTCGCCTTCGGCCGTCGCATCTGCGGAAAGTTTTGGAACCTCGATTATCTCCCCTGGCGCTATCAACGTGTCCCCTTCGGCTATCGCGTCGGCCGAATCGTTCGGTTCTCACTCTGTCAATGCGGCGTACCTGATCACCGTGTTAGGCATCGCATCAGCTGAGAATTTTGGTGCGCCCTCGCTCAGTTTGAAGATTTTTGTAAGCGGGATCGGCTCGAACGAGGCCTTTGGCTCGCACGCTCTCAACCTTGTCATTTATGGCCAGGCCATCGCCTCAGCTGAGGCGTTCGGTTCGCACGCTGTCGCGGTTGGCTCCGTCACTATCTCGGCTTCAGGGATCGCATCGGCTGAGGCGTTCGGCTCGCACATTATTCAAACGGGAGGGTTGATTATTCAACCCTTCGGTATTGGCACGGCTGAAGCCTTCGGCGCGCTCACGCTCACGCCGGGCGCAATCGCTCTGTCTGTTGCCGGCATCCCTTCGGCTGAGAGTTTTGGCGCGCCTCAAATCAACCTGAATCTCACGCCTCAGGCGATTCTGTCATCTGAAGTGTTTGGGTCGTCAAGGCTGAATTTGTCGTTCACGCTGGCAGGCATTCCAAGCGCCGAATCCTTCGGCTCTCCCACTCTAACGCCGGGTGGAATCTCTGTCTTGCCGGCAGGAATAGTGACCGGTGAATCGTTCGGCTCGCTTACGGTTGTGATCGCTCAGTTCATCGCGCCTGCCGCAATTTTATCCTTGGAGGCCTTCGGCGCTATTACAGTCGATCAAGGTCCCGCTGGTTATCAACCGTTCCTGCCGACGAACCGCGAAGTCCTGTTTGTGAGCCTCACGAATAAGCGGACGCTGTTTCTGAATTTTATCGACAAGGTAGTGACGAAGGTTTAACGGCTGACTTGTCTGATCGGAGGATGTGTGCCCTTTTCCGAGAATTTGATTCAAAACAATGATTTCGTAATTGGGGATGATTGGATCTTTGAGCGCATTTATAAGGGCGCTCCCATTGGAACCGATATTGATCAGGTCATTTTGACGATTAAAGAAACCGAGGCGCAATCAGACGTGCAGGCGGCCGCGCAGATAACCATTACCGCGACGCCTACCTCTGATGGGGTGATCACGGAGAACGGTTCAGCTGGTCAGGTGTCCTTCAAGATAAAGGTCCCCCATGCGAAAACCGCGCTCATGACCGCTCGCCAATACGTTATGGATTTTCAAATGCGATTTGCCACCGGGGAGAAAATCACTCGCGAAAAACGCTTTATTTACCCGGTTGGCGAGGTCACTCAGTCCTAGCGTTTTTCTGAATTCTCACCTCTGTGCTAACCTTTCACCCGTCACCGAGCGTCGAAGGCTGAAACCCTTCGGCGCTCTTAAACCTAGTTACAGTAGGTCGGGCGACGGGCGACGCCCTTTGTAGCCTCCCGGCCTCTAAAAGAAAAGAGGCAACATGGATTCCTGGCGAAAGTCTGTGCTTTTTATTTTCCTCGTCATCCTGCCTGGGGTATTGGTTGGGATGTCAAACTTCGATGTATTCCCCAAATCGTTTGTAAAAGCGACTATCCTACTGCTAATCACAGTAGGCGTTGTGACCGTCATCACCTGGCGCTCACGACAGGCGACGCTTAAAACGCAGCGATCCTGTATTTTCCTTGACGTTGTTGTGTCTGTGTTGCTGTGCGTCAACGTCGGCTCTCACTGGATTCTGGCCCGTCAGGTCGAAATCGCTTCAGCCAATATGGCCAGAAAGCACGAAGAAGAGGACCGTCTTGATGAGCGCCAGCGTAAACAAGCGCAACTCAAACTGGCCGAAGATCGCGCGCAATCCGAACTGCTGAAGAATCAATCTGAACTATTGAAAAATCAGACAGCGCAGTTGAACGCCGAGAACAAGCGTTTAAGTCTCTTGCCGCCGCAAATGCGCCGGTCAGTTTTGGGAGCGCCGCGGCCATCAGCCGACGCCACCCCCGACGCGTTTCAGCTGCCCGTTGTTGATATGGCGCCGGTAAAGGTCATCACCAGGGACGGCGATAAGAAGATCGAGACGCCCGAAGAGGTCATGGAGCGGTTCATGCCGTTCCTGACTTTCTTTGCGTACCTCGAAGCGTTCGTGTCGATCGTCGGCGGCGCGCTGGTCAAAGCCAGTTGGGAATGGGACCGCGACGGCGACGGCAAACCGGATGCGCCGGGAAAACCGTAGCCGACACGACGCAATCACGAGGCGCGGTTGGGTCGGCTCAAGGTGTTAAAAGTCAGCCTCAAACGACTGCAAAATCAGCGGGAAATGCCCTACAAAATAATGTGGGGCATTTCCCTGCTCAAAAAGTGGGGCAAAATCCGATAAACGTAAATACACCTAAAGGTTTACCCGGAAATACCCCACAAGATACCCCACAAAACTTAGGCGGAAATGCCCCACAAAAAAACGTGGGGCAAATCCCGAAATACCCTACAAATTTAGGTGGAAATGCCCCACAAAAACCGGGCGAGCAAACCGAATGGTTTCGCTATGAAATCGAATGCCGGGACAGGGCCAAAGGTGGGTACTTTGTTATCATTCGCAAGCGGCTTAAATGGTCAAAGCAGCGTTACGCTCAAACGATCGTCAATCGGCCTTGTCCGAACATGACCAGCCGACAGGCGAAGAGTATCAATTTAGGGAAAATCACCGACGCGGTAATCTCTGCGTTGCGAGACGGAGGTGTTAGTCATGCCATCACAGAAAAACTCGTACAGCGCGCGGGCCGAGGCACTGGCAAGCGAGCCAGTGAACTTAAACCAAATGAACGATTTGTACTCTCTCGAATTGAGTCAAGTCTTGCTGCGCGCAATGGAAACAGGGGCAATCTCCCCCGTTCAACAGGGGGACAAGTGGGTATTTCAAATCCAGATGTGCCCGAGGCATCAAATGGTGGATTTACCGATGTGCCTAATGTGCATTAACGAGGCGCAAGCCGAAGGCAATCAAGTGGCAACGGCCGCGTAGTTCCCTGCCCTGCTCTTTATTCGTTTTCGATTTACCGAATAATTTATACTCAAAGGTGAATTTGCTTGACTCAAGCTCACCTTTGAGTATAATCCGCCCATCGCAGCAATGGGGTTGCTACTAACAAGGAGAATCGAGATGAATCTATCTGAATACGAGGCTAAAATTACCGAAATTGAAAAGTCCGATTTGACCGCTGGCGAAAAGCAGCTTTCTCTCGAAATGTTAGCCGACGAGATTGACGGGTGCGCTTGGCAATACCCGGCAAGATCGAGAGCGAAAGAGGTTTCCGGCGCTGCCCGAATTGCTTCGGGTAAGTACCCAAATACGGGCTTGAGCGCGATGGATGGTTTGGCGTCGAAGGGGTTACTGCGAAAGAAATAAAGCGAAAAGCCCGCGCAGGGTAGCCGCTCTGGCTGGCTTTCGCTTTACCACTAACAATGGCTCTCAAAATCTACAATCTCGACTTTAACGACGCCGAAACCGTGATCCTGTACACGCTGGCGGGGTCAACCCTTCAGCGCTCCGGCATGTCATTGGAACAGGTCCGCGAGTATGTTTCAACCTTGACACCTCAGAATATTGTACGGTTGGCGCTCGGTCCTGAATTTTCTGTCCGTAAGCGTGGTGGCGCGCGGCCGAATACCGGCCGCAGGAATCCGCAAAAGAAAAAGGCGACGAGGAAACCAAAGAGCCGCGCCGCGTAGATGAGAGCGGTGAAGCGGGAATAATCGACTAAGTAAGGCAACCCATAGTTTCCATGGGTTGCCTTTTTTTTTCACTGTACACATAATGCGTTTCGCTGCATTGATTAAGGGGGCGCATATGGCACAGAGAAGTAAATCCAAAAAACCAGAACAGAATCCCATCGAGGCGCGAGACTGGCATCAGCAATCGAATGAGCCGGTCAAGGCGTACGAGGCGTTCAAGATTTACTGTGAAATCGGCCCGAACCGTACTCACAAGGAAGTCGTTAAACGCACTGGTATCAGCCTCCCCACAATCGACTCCTATTCGACTAAGTACAAATGGCAATCCCGCATCCGTGCTTTCCTCGCTCATAACGACCAGAGAACTGAGGAAATTTTCGAGGCGCTCATTCGCGAAAACGCCGCGAGCGAAGCCGCGAAATGGGCGAAACGCCGGCAGGAATTCCGCGAAGAAGTTTTCGACTATGGTCGGCAGTTGATGAAGCGCGGCAAGGAAATGCTGGCGTACCCGATCGAGAAGGAAGAGAGAAAGGGAGAGAACGGGGAAACGATCATCATCAAGCCGGCGCGCTGGAATGCGAACTCGATCGTAAACACCATACGCCTCGCCCTCGAAATGGGAATGCTCGCGACAGGCCTTGCCCCTGGAACTCACCCGCTCGACGAAATCGATTGGGAAAACATTTCGAGTGAGGACCTCGACAAGATCCTCAAAGACTCACCGATCACAATTAGCAGGGAGCGCAATTGATGACTCCGCGTCAACAGCTCGCATACGACAATCCGCTTTTCTCGATTTTCCAACTCACGGGAAACAATCTTTGGCGTGAGGAAACTGACCTTCCAACCGGTATCCGCCTTCAAACGTGGTTTACGGTCAACGCCTATGAGGAACCGTTCGCCTGGCACGCGGCCGCCGGATTCGTGCGCCGAGTGTTCGCAAATCCCAAACAGGATTGGGAAGCGATTCCCTACAAGGAATGGGACAAGATGCAACAGCTTCTTGCCGCACAGGCTTGCAGGGATCTTCTCGTCGGCGTCGGCCGAACTGACGGCGGGGAGCATTGGGATTCGTGCCACAGTTACGAGCTTTGCATTCAAGCGAACCGCCGAATGTCCGAAGAGGAAGCCGCGCCGATTATGCGTCGGCGTCTCTTCGAGGCGCCATTGCTCGCTCTCTATCCCTCAAAGTGGGAAAAGTTGTTACGCACGTTTGATATTCGCTCAATCCGGAACGGCAACGCGTGAGACGTTACAAGACACCTTGGGAATACGCGCCTCGATATAGCTGGTATTACAAGGCGCAGGCGCGGCGCAGTCTCGCGCGCCGTCGTGAGATTTTGCAGGGCGTGGCCGATTCGATCGATGAAGCAAACGAGGAAAAAGCGGTGATCACATTCCCGCGCCTCGAATGGGCGTTGCAATATCGACGCATCGACGATCAACCATTCTCCCTTGCCCGCTTTCGACCGCTCGAAGGGGTTTATCGCGATGATCACCGGAATATCTGCGTCAAGAAGCCTGCTCAGGTTGGCATTAGCGAATTCGCGGTCAATTACGCCGTTCACGCAATGGTCGAAGGTTACAAGGAATGGTCGGCGCAAGCAGGCGTTCCCAAGGCTGGCTTAAACGTTGCTTACTGCTTCCCGACAAAAGAAGCCCTGTCCGACTTCTCGAAAGAGCGATTCACAGGCCTCAAGCGCGAATCGGAATACTTTTCCGCGCTGTTCGCTGATTCGGATTTCGACGACGTGAAGTTCAAACAGATTCAGGATTCCTATCTGTACCTTCGCGGCGCGTGGTCTGTTGAAGCGCTGCTTTCGTTCCCGGCAGACGTTTTGATCCTGGACGAGTTCGACCGAATGGACCCCGCGGCCGTTGAGCTTGCCCGCAAGCGACTGCGCCAAAGTTTGATCAAGCGGCAGCTGTGCATTTCGACTCCAACTTTGCCAGGGATGGGAATTGACGCTTTATATAAACAGAGCGATCAGCGGGTATGGGAGGTTGAGTGCGGGAAGTGCGGAACGTTCACAGAGCTTGATTATTTTCGGGACGTTCGCGCCAGTGGGGCCGATTACCAAGAATGGAAGCATTGGACACTCCTTCGGCTTTCCGGCGCAGCGTGGGCCGTTTTTTGCCCTCACTGCAAAGGGGAAATCGACCGATTCGGACCTGGCCGATGGAGAGTTACGAACCCTGAGGCGACGAAATGGCACGGGTATCAAATCCCGGCGCTCGCCTTCCCCTCGGTTAAGCTCGAAGAGTTGGCGGAACTCGCCGTCTCTCACGATCCCACGATCAAAACCGAGTTCTATCGCTCCGATTTGGGAATCGCTTATGCGCCGGCCGACTCGCGCATTACGGCGGCGATGCTTCAGAAGCTTGCCGTCGATTACGATGAAAGAGCTTTCGCGTTAATGAAGTGGACCCGCACGACAATGGGCATCGACGTTGGCGCAAAGCTGCATTATCGAATCGATTCAACGGGCGAAGACGGCAGGCGCTATATCCGGGCGGTTGGCGCGGTTGATAGATGGGCAGAATTGTCGGCGCTGATGGATCGATACAAGGTTCGCTCTTGCGTCGTCGATGCTCACCCTGAATTGCACAAGGCCAAAGAATGGGCAGAGAAATTCAAAGGGCGCGTCAGGCGTGCCTACTATCCCGAAGGCGTTGCGGCGCTGTCCGGCAAGTTGTTCGCGCTGGGATCGAGCGAGGAACGAAAGAAGCAAACCGCGATCGAGCGCAAGCGGTTCAGGGCGCGGGCCGACATCAAGAGCGCGGCGGCGGATTCGGACGTCGTTCAAGTTAACCGCACGATGGCGATGGACGCCGTATATGCAGCGATCGAAGGCGAGGACGTTGTTTGCTCGCCTGAAATCGCGAATGACCCCGAGTTCGTCGCAATGATGTGTTCGCCCATTCGCGTTATCACGAAAGATGATCACGGTCAGGAGCGGGCCAGTTGGGAGCATACAGCGCCGGATCATCTCTATCACGCTTCGGTTTATTGCCATATCGCGCTCGAATCGATGCCGCGCGGTTCGGTTGGCGTTTTAGGGCAGGGCAGCACTGGCGGCTGGACGCCAAAGGGCATAAAATAAGGGCTGCGGCGCAATCCTTACAATCCGGAGACAGTATGATCGTATTTCACCTTCCCGGTCAGTTTGACCTGAAGACGGGGGATCAAAATTGCGCGCGCTGTGGAGAATTGATCCACCACGTCCCCCTCGGAGACTCTCCAAAAAAAGCAGCCGAATCGGCGTTTTCGACTGAAGTCGAGGTGTGCGTAAACCCGCTCAGCTTCCTCGAACTGGGTGGCACTCTTCCTACGAATTCTCAACGTTGCACACCGAATAGGAATCAATCTCTCGACGATGCCCCAGTGACACCCGTGCAAATCAAGCGTAAGGCCAGAACACAAACCAGCGGCGCGTAAGGATTGCCATGAATATTTTCGGTTGGTCTATCAGTCGCAAGGCATCTGCGACTAAGGAGGCGCCTACGAAGCGCGAGGCGGGAGCGTCGTCTCGCGTTCCCGTGGCGGCGATTGGCCGGCATTCGGCTGACGACGCGTATAGCAGTCTGTTTCGAAATTCGTTGCAGACGATTCGCCCCTTAGGCGGCGCTAAGGTCTGGCGCGACTTCGATCTTGACGCCAGTAATTTAGACGCGCTTCCGATTGACTCTCTCGTTGAATTGCTGATTGACGTGTCGCCGGAAATCTCGCGTGGCGTGTTTGATTTCATTCGGATGGTCAATCCCGAATGGACGCTTCACGCCTATGCGCTAACGGCATCAACCGATCAAGCGAAGGCTGATACGACCGAGAGGGAAGAGGATTCCGAAGCTTCCGAATACCTGAACAACCTGTTGAAGGTTTTGCGTGATTGGAACGGCGATCCTAACGTAGTCTTCAATAAGGTGATATTGGGAGGATTCCTCCGCGGCGGATTCCTGGCCGAACTTGTTCTGGGTCCCGATGGGCAAACAGTGGACCTTGTTACGCCTGACCCTGCCACCCTGGCCTGGCGGCAATTTGCAGATCCGATACGAGGCGTTGTGTGGAAATTTGGCCAGTATCAGCAAGGCGAGTTCGTTGTCCTGTCGGATTTCCCGACTATTCAATACGTCCCGATTGATGCGCTACCGGGTAAGCCGTATGGGCGATCACTCGTTCATCCAGCCCTTTTCCCATCCCTGTTCCTGATAGGCTTGCTGAGCGATTTGAAGCGCGTTGTCGCTCAACAGGGTTATCCGCGCCTTGACCTCGAAATTGTTCTTGAAAAGCTTTTGGCCGCTTTTGGCGACGAGGTGGCAGAAGATCCCGACAGGTTGAAGGCGATCGTCGAACAGACGATTCAAGAAGTGAAGGACGCCTATGGCCCGCTGAAGCCTGATGACGCTTATATTCACACGGACGTGGTCAAAGTTAACAAGCCGGTTGGGGCGGTGGATTCATCGTCGCTCGGAGCGATCGATAAAATCATCGCCATTTTGGAGCGGATGATGGTCCGCGCCTTGAAAACGATGCCTCTTATGTTGGCCCTTGTTGATTCGACCAGTGAGGCGAACGCCAACCGACAATGGGAGATTTACACGGCCGCAATTAAATCAATTCAGAAGAGTGTACAGAGTCTTTTCGAATCGATCTTTTCGACGGCGCTTCAGGCGGCTGGCTTGCAAGCTGTCGTTGAATTTCGCTTTAAGGTTTTGCGCGCCTCCGAAGAACTGCGCGACGCTCAAACCGAGAAGCTACGAATCGATAATGCGCGAGCCAAATACAACGCTGGCTGGATTTCTCAGGATGAAGCGTCGAAGGAAGTCACGGGTCACAAAGCCGTCGAGCCAAAACCCCTTATGGCGCAGCTTGAAAGCGGTCAGGGTGGAGTCGCAAATCCTCTCACGGTTCAACCTGAACCGGGCGCGAATCGCGCAATGCTGAACGCGTACACGCGCAACGCCGTCACTCTTGCCGCGCTTCTTACACTCCCGATAGGTGAGCCGCCATCCGACGAAGTACGGAACGCTGAAGCCTATTGGAAAACAAACAGCCCCGAACCAGCGAAAGAGTTGATCGAGGCTGAAACTGTAGAGTAGTTATGCCATCAGAAATCGACCAGCAAGATAAATCCGTCGTTCCGACTCTGACCGGGATCGAAGCCGCTCAAGCCGTGAAAATCATTCACGAGGCGGGGCCGAAAGAAGAAGGCGGCAAGCAACAATGCAGGCGTTGCGGCGTGTCGCTTGTCTTATCACCCTGGCCTCTCCTTCCTGAAGGTCGTCTGGTCCAAATGACGCCGACAGGGCGGGCGATCTATCACAGCTTCCCCGAAAAAGCTGATTATGCGATGTGCGATCCAGTAACCTCACAGAAACCGAATGCCTGAGTTCGTCTTCTCGAAAAAAACGGGACTCTACCGTTATAAATCGAACGGCCACGCCGTACCGCAATCGCGCGTTAGCGGCTGGATTGACGATGTCTCGAAGAGTATGGCATCGAACCTTGAAGCCATCGCCAATGACTTGCGCGAAAAGAAAATCAATGACGCCGAATGGGCGTTACGCTCGATCGAGGAAATAAAAAACGGTCACCGCGCCGTCGCGATGATTGCGGCGGGTGGTAAGGGGAACATGGCCGCATCCGATTGGGGATTTGTCGGGGGAACGGTCAGACGCGAGTTGACCTATTTCAACGGCTTCGCGTCTGAAATCGATAATCGCCCGGCTGACGCCGAACTGACAGACGCCTTCGTGTCGCGCGCGAAGTCCTATGGCGCTTCGATTTATTCAACCTATCAGCAGGCGCTCAGACGCCGCATCGGCCGTGACGCGACGGCGAAATTCGAGACGAATATTCTCGAACCTGGCGCGCAGCATTGTCAGGGTTGCCTCGAAGAGACAGGACGCGGGACGGTTGCCTTTGGGACGCTTGTACCTGTAGGGGATCGTAATTGCGGCACAAGATGCCGTTGCCACATCGAATACTCAACTACGGCCCCGGCTCAAGCGGGAGCGAGCGCTAATGCCTGATCACTCACCGATCAAACTGAGACTGAGAAATGGGCGCGGCTATTGTCCTCATTGCCGGATTTATGTCGGCAAAATGGAGGGCGGCGGCTTCCACGTTGGATTTGTGTTGCTCGCGGAGCAAACCCACACCTTGCAATGCGTGAAATGCGCGGGCTTGTTCGTTTACCGAAAGCCCTCCGAGTCTCTCCTCGATCCGCATTCCTCTCCACCTGATCAGCCGGCGACTGCTGCCTGAATTTTAAACGTCGGGATCGATTTCATCGCCGAACAGTGAGGCGTAATGAGTGAATGGTTCTTTGTGGATCTTGCTGAATGCCATCTTGTCTCCCTCTGTAAAAATATTTGCGTCTGCGCTTGATTTATATTGCATAGATCAAGCGTTTCACTTATTCTATCAAGCGTCAAGACGATACTTTACATTCATTGAAGGAGATTGACGATATGAAGAAGACGACGAATAAGAAAACCGCAGGCGCCGCGACAGCCGCGGCCGCCATTGCTCTCACGCCTCGCCAACGCGCGGAAGAAGCGATCCAAACAATCATCAGTCAGTTCGAAAAGATCCAAAAAGAGTATTGGGAGTCGAGAGAGAATCTCTCAGTCCAGACCAAGGAATACGGCGCGGCGACGACTCTCGCCTCGATTGGGTCAAGGGCGATTGAGAAGGAGGCGCTATGGCAACTCATTCATCCGATTTGGAGCATTACGCAGTCTGACAGCTATAAAAACTCGACGTTACTCGCAAGAATCAACTCGCTCAAAAAGGAAATCGGCAAGCGCGAGGATTGGACTCGCGCTCAACAATTGCGAATGAGCCGATCAACTGACTGGCTTGAAAACGCGATCAGCCAGCACAGAACCCAAATTGCCATCACTTACGTCTTTTGTTCGGTGATGGGTTTTGTGGGTTTACGCGCTCGTTTGGACGATGCGCTCGAACTGATCAAAGACGAACCCGTCACGTATATGCGATGGTTCGGCGTTAGCGTTGACGATAAAGGCGAACCGATTATCAAAACCGCTAGCGCTGGCGACTTTTCCAATTGCCAGGGGTGGGAAACGAAAGAACACGCCGCGATCTTTATTGAGGAGTCGGGTTACACGCGCGAAGGTTCTACCGATCTTTACGGCGATGTATTGGGCTGCCGCATCCATCTTTGTTTGCGAGAAACGACGGTGGAGTAATGCGCGAGAATTCTTCAAGCAAAACGCAGCGGCAGAGAAGGCTTGCTAAATCCGGCAAGCCTTCTCTTATACCGAAACGAAGGCGCAGGCGTCCGGTCATTCAATATACCGACTGTCTTGATTGCGGTGGAACCGGCCGATCGAAATACGACCCCGACGAGCGCGAAGCGTGCTGGACGTGCGGCGGGGCAGGGCAAGTGAGGGTGAAATGAAACTGGCGGTTATTTATTTGAAGCTTGGCGATACGATTGAGGACGGAGCGCGAACCGCGCGCGTAATTGTAGAGGAACAGAAAGGCGCGATCATCGCTTACGAATCGGCTTTCCGCCGCGATGAACTTCGCGGGGAGTTCGGCACGCCGATTTATTACGCTGAGGCTGAAACGCCCAGTTATCGCGATGTTGACATCTTCGAAGTCGGACCGAAACGCTGATATGACATTCTCGGAAATCGCCCAGCCAGGAACACACCGAAGCCCCTGCGCCTTCGAATGCGAACACGTAGATTGCAATCGGATTCATCGGATTGCCGATTCACGTTGCGCGCTCTGCGGCGATCCGATCGGATTTGAACGCAAGTTCTGTAAGAAGCCGGAGGGTGTTCAATCACCGCTTGAATATACTCATTTCAGTTGCGTGATTGATTGGGCGCGCTCTCGATAGAAGGTGACGAATTATGTGTGAAAAAGCAGAGTCATTATCGATTGCCGATCTGTTAAAGTTCTTAGCAGCAATGGAACCGCCAGAAGACTATCCAGGCTTGTTCAAGTTCTTTAGTGAAGACTATCCGATAGCGCAGGGCGAGTTTGAAGAGAGGCTTGAAAGCGAATTCAGCCAAAGGGAATTGCGCAAGCTTCGAGACATCCTCAACGGCTTGATTGATAATGATTACGATCCGGACGCTTCGTTTTGGCCTCCGCTCCTGTTCAAGATTTAG